GAAGTTTCCCATCGAGATCAAAGAGATTCGACACGCCGAGAATCCGCTCAACGCCGTTGCGCAAGGACTGCTGATCCAGGCTCTACAGGAGTACGAGCCGGACTAGCTAGGTTCCCTATAGGATGGGCTCCAGTAGAGGAGGGTAAAATTTACTTTCAACTCACGGAGTCTGTTCAAAGACGCTTCATCTTGGAGCTACGGAGGTATTGGTCGTACCATCCGAAATTCCGCGATGAGCTAGTACCGAACATCCAAGGGAAGTACAGCTTTCGCGAGCGCCCGCAGATCGGGATCATCGTCAAGAACGCGAGCGGGAACCAGTTTCAACTCACGTGGGACAACTACAGGAAACGCTCGAAAGCTACGTCCTGGCTGCGCGGCTCGAAAACTACCCCGGCGTTGCGCTGGAGTGGGTTCGCGAGGATGCACAGGCGATCAGGAAGAACGACGGAGCGTTTCCTACGCCTCCGGGTGTCTACTTCATCGAGATCGATGAAGTAAACCAGTCCACGTTCACGTTCTTCATCGATCCGTTGCTCGACGTGATCGATGAGTCGTTGCTCATGGTCAATCCCACGACGGGGCGCGTCAACGCTGGCAAGTTTCTCGACGGAACCCTCAAGGTGTTCCAGATGCCGGGGAACCAAGAGTTATTCGAGAATGTGAATTACACGACCGACCCCGACTCGGGCCTCATTACGTTGATGAACGCGCTGCCGGGAGAGGACTTTCTCTCTGTAGACTATCGCTGGCCTGCAACGACACCTGAAGAGTCTCCGGCTGTGCGGCCAGACAACCAGCCGTGGACAGGAGCGCCCAATCGAGGGCTCGTTGAGCCGCTACCTGGAGTGGTGTTGGCGTTTGGGCGCCGAATCGAATCTGGTGATCGGATGGCGGTTGTCGTTCAACGAACGCGGACGCTTTCGGCTCAGGAGTTTGGTGGTCGCTGGGACTTGAATTTCGACTTCGACGTGATTGCTCGTGACCCCCATACGCAGCGCGAGATCCTCGATCAGACTGCCATGTACATCTGGAGTGTGATGAGACCGCGGCTGGGAACGGAGGGGATGGAGATTTCGACCATCTCGTTGGGCGGCGAGACCGAGGAAGTCTACGATGAGACGGGCGACGACTACTTCTACAACGCGAGTTTCTCGCTCACGGTCCAGACAGACTGGTCCTTGCATGTTCCGCTCGCGGCAATGATCCAACGGGTGCAACCATTGACGGCTGCGCAATCGATCGATCTTGCGGGACTGACCGATGAGGAAGCTGCGCAGATCCAGTCCAACATTCGACCGGTGGAGGATCTGCTCGGAGTCCAGAATCCGTCGACTGCGGTAGAGGATCTGGGGCTCGGATTGCGGTCTTTCCGCGACCCGTTCTTCAAGGTCTACGCGGGCACCTACGAGAAGCTCAAGTAGTGCGCGTCCCTCGCTAGGTCGCCTATATCCCACACAAAGTAGGCGGAGGTCTATCCTGCCGATCTACGAATACCACTGCACGGGTTGTGGGCTCCACTTCGAGAGGATGCGCCCGGCGAAGAAGGCTGAGGAAGCCGTCAATTGCCTGAGTTGCGGTGGGTCCGTACAAGCACAACTTTCGGCTCCCGAGTTTGCATTTTCGCACGCGCCGGATGGCGCAGGTCCGCAGAACACGGGAGTCAGCGGCTTGGATCTTGAGGTTGATCGGGTGATCGGCCGAGAGGCGGAGCAGCAGTGGGCCAAGGTAGCTGCGCGCCAAGACCGCAAGCATCAGGTTCTTGCGGCCAATCCCGGCGCGACCGGCTTCGATTTGAGCCGGACCCCGGACGGCGATTACCGCGTCATGCAGCCCGACGAACGGAAGGCTGCGGAGACTGCGCGAGGTCTCCATCAAGAGGCTCAAAGTGAGATCTTGAAGACCAAGAAAGGGAAGGATTGGCTCGCGTCACGAGTGACGGGAGCGGCTGGCCCCTGAGTCAGCAGTCATGCCTCTCCGCGAGGAGAGTGCCAGATAAGAACACACAGATCAGACCCATACGCAGATGACTCTGGGACGAGGCACCGCACGCCTCACACGACCGCGCCTTCGGGCTGCCAGATAAGAACGCACACATAAGTCGCAGAAGCAGAAACAGACCCAGATGAGGACAGGCTGTTCGCAGCCGCATTTCTGACTGCAACCAGGCGGGTTCACCCGACAGGGAGAATTTACCCGCAACCAAAACTCAGAGGTTCCAATGCCAGACGGCACCCAGATTCCTGGTCACATTTACGCGCCCCCCAACGTCTACGTCGAGACTCAGACTGACACGCCGGTTCAAGCACCGATTCAGGGTGTTCGCATTCCGGTGTTCATCGGCACGGGCAACGAGGTTCTGACTCAGACGGATCTCGCGGTGGTTCGCGGGTCGTCTTCCAGTGTTGACCAGCAGGTTCCGCAGGAGGACATGACCGGCCGCGCGGTTGTCGCAATTCTGGCTTCCGGCGAGGTCGTCCTGGGTGACTTCGATGGTGATCGGCGGCTCATCCAGGTGCGCAATTATCCCATCGTCACGGGCGACGGGACGGGTACCACGGCGACGGATGCAGCCAGCATCCAGGTGACGATCAACGGGCAGCCTGACGTGGTTTTGAACGTCCAGGGGGACAGAGGGGTGCTTGAGCTTTCGACGGCTCCAGGGCTCCATGACGACGTGAGATGCACGTATTTCTTCAACCGGACCGACACGCTGATCACGGACGACGTGAGCGATCAGGTGACTGCGGATCCCGCGCTCATTTACGGGAGCGGCGAGGAACCCGCAGGCGGCTACGACATCACGGTGGACAACAATGAGTTGATCCTGACCATCGATGGCGTCGAGACCACCATCAGCCTGGGGACGCCGGGCGTGAAGCCCGCAGCTACCGTGGTCTCGTTGATCAACGGAGCGGCCTCTTCTACGTCTCTTGTGGCTTCGCTCTACACCACGAATTTCGGCGGCACTGCCATCCAATTCGTGGCCGACGAAAACCTCATCGTTGGTGCCGGTACGGCCAACACACTTCTTGGTCTGACCACGGGTGACGCGACCAATCGGCGCTCGACGTTCTACACATTCCAGGGTCCGATCGTTGACGGTTCCAACGGAGGAATCACGACCACGGACACCGGGAAGGTGACGGTCCGCGTCAACAATGTCCAGGTCATCCCCACGTCCGTCAATGGATCGACGCGAGCGGTGACGTTGCCCTTTGCTCCGGCTGCTGGCTCGACCGTCACCATCGAGTACTTTTTCAATAGTTGGCAAGATACCTTCGACTATCTGGCGAACATCAACCTCACGGAGATCACCCGAGTCGGCATCGTTCCGGGGAACAGCGATTTCGTGCAGGGTGCGGACTTCGTGCTCAAGGATGATGTCATTGTCTGGGGTACGTCGGTTCTCATCACTTCGGGTGTTCACACCGAAGGAAGCACGTACTTCGGTGGAGATGGAGGCCAGGTCAGCGCGCTCTTGGTGGATGCGCAGACGTACTTGGAGGAAGCCACTCCTGTCACGGATGCGACGGTCAGCCCGCCAGTTACGAGTCGGACGAAATTCGACCTTCCGTTCCAGCCCACGACGGGCAACGGACGCAACACGCCGATCGGGTTGAGTCTGTTCCAGACGGTCAGCAACAACCGTATCGATCTTCCGACCAATCGCCCGGATCTGGTGATCGCCTATTGGGGCTTCTCGGTCGAGGATGCTTTGCAGCGTGGTCCGGTGGACGTGACAGCGGTCGAGGGAACCAGGATCACTTTGAAGGATCCCGTGGACGTGGGTGCAACGGTCTACGCCACGTTCTACTACAACACGCTCGTAGATGAGGAGTACAGCCTGGTTTGTGACGTGGCTGGTGCTTCGGGCATTGGTACCTATTTCATCCAAGACTCGAATAGCAACGACATGTTCACGCCGCGGTTTGGCGTGAAGGGGGCTGCGCTCACGGGCATCACCATCCAATTCCCGAGCGGCAGCGAGCTAACCCCGGACGTGCGTTTCGAGAGTGGTACGGACGGTCCGGTCGAGGAGACGGTCACGGTCTCGTTCGCGAGCATCGATGACACGATTGCGAAGTACAGCGTGCCCGGATCGGGACCGTACTTCACGATCGAGGATGCCTCTGATCATGCACGTTTCTTGATCGACGGCACGGCACCGACTGGTGGCGGAGCGGGAATCGATCTTGCCCGTGTGGACGGAATCACCGGCTTGGGCGTGTCGGCCAGCTTGCTGGGCGAGGAGATCGAGTATGACGTAGCCTCGGGCAGCACGACCTACGACATTACGGCCGGGACCAACGACGAGGTTTCGGTCACGGTCGATGATGTGCTCATTACGTCGATCGCTGCGGCAGGAACGGGTGTCAACGCGGACAACTACGTTGACGCGCTCAATGCTTTCGCCAAGCTGCAACAGTTTGCTCCGTTCTACACGGCACAGACACGTTTCGTGGGGTCGACGGTCATTACTGCCGGCGAGTACGACACTTTGGTCATGCACTACAATGGTGCTGTGGCAGGCCCATCGGGTGCGATCACGGCGATCATTCCGCCGCTGACCTACGCCAGCCCCATGGCTCTGGCAACGGCTCTGGATGGAGTGATTGCAGCCGCAGTCGGCGGTTTGGGTCCGGCGTTTGCCGGGTTGGCGATCAACGTTACTGTGGATGCCAATAGCCGGCTCCGATTCACGTTGCAGGCGGCGACGGGAGACATCGGCACTTTCGCGGCCGGTGGTGTCATCACCGTGGCGTTAGTGCCGGTCGTGGGTGACCAGATCATCTTCACGGATTGGGCTGGGAACCAGGCAGCACTCACGGCAGATACGGCCACAACGCCAGGCGGCAACAACTTCGACGTGTCGTCCGGTGTGGCAGCCACGATCGCTGGTCAGATCGCTATAGCGATTCAAGATGTGACGAACAACGTGGCTTCGATCGTGACCACGACGGGCGCTGTTGGTGTGACGATTCCAGTGGTGCCAACTGTTCCGGGTACGCTCGGAAACCGGGTCGTCATGGCCGAATCCGCCGCAACTCCGGCAACCTTCACGTTCGTACAGCCTTCGGGCGCGACGGACTTGGCAGGTGGCTATTTGGAGTTTGCGGACGCACCGACGCTTGCCAGCGATTTCGCGATTCTGGCAGGCATCAGCGTGGCTCCGGCACCGGGAGGATTGCAGACCAAGTTGCTCAACGGAGACATCGCTCGGCGCTTCTCGGTAGCGGGCGGTTCCGGTGCGCTTATCTACGATCGCATCATTCTCCGCAACCGCATCATACCTGGATCGGGCAGCGTGGCCGGGCCTTCCCAGCTTGCGCAGACAGAGCTACGCATCGAGGGGAACAATGCGATCACGGAGACGGGTCTCCAGCCCAACGACGCTGGGTTGGCGGCGATGGGGGCGGTCGTGCAGCCAGCGACGCTGTTTGGCGAAGTGGGGTTTGTCAGCGGTCAGGTGCCGACAGGCGCCTACGGGGATGCTCGCGACGGGCAGCCGGTGGTGACGTTCTTCGCAGACGGAGGCACACAGCCGCAGAACAACGTGTTCAAGATCAACATCGATGGCATCATGGTGAACGTCACGTTCACGGATGCTGCGGGTGTGGTCATTCCGGCTGGCGGCACAGCAGACGTACCGTTGGGGCCGGGAACGATCGCGAACACGATTCTGGCACAGCTAGACGCCGCCGCAGTGGCGGCTGGGTTGCCCGCGGGCACGTTCTTGCCAGAAGGCGCTGGTATTCGGATCGTGAGCGGCACGTCTCGCGTGTCCTCAGCGATCACGGTTGGAGCCGGGAATGCCAACGATGTGTTGGGATTCTCGTCTGGCGGCACGGCGGCACGGACGGAGGTAGAGCCCGAGCAGATTGCTTCGGCTCTCATGGCGCATCACGACGCAACGGTATCGGCCAAGCTCCTGAGCTACTCCTCGCCAGGAGTGACCTACTTCGCTGGCTTGGCTCTTGCTGGTGTCATCAGGGATGCGGCGAATGCCGAATTCCTGTACCTCCAGAGTCAGGCGAGCACGGTCGGAGGTCTGGGTCTGTCGAGCAGCATTGCGCTGCTACAGCCCACGGTTGGAAACGGTAGCTGGCTGCTTCCAGGCACGGGCATCAATGCCGAGGTTGGTGACGGCGCATCCGGTGAGGAAGGCTTCAACGGATACTACGTCACATCGTCCGATCCGACAGACGGGTCCGGGTCAGCGAACACGTCGAGGCTCAACAACGGAGTGGGTCAAGATGGCGTGATCGGCCAGACGTATCGAGATACCGTCACGGGTCTCACGTTCACGGTTCTGGCACGTGAGGGTGGCGGGGTGTACCCGACTGGTGTGGGTGCAACCTTCACTTTCGAGGTACGCAATAAGGTCATCACGGACAGCAACCTTCCGGTCAACACAATCCCCGGAATCGAGCTTTTGGTGACGAACACCACTGGCGTCGCGGTCGGGGACACGGCTGTGGTCGATACGATCGAGCGCGGGGGCAGCGAGCCTGCCGTGGGCGATCTCTACTACGCGACCTACAACTACCAAAAGGAAAGTTTCGACACTGGCTTGTACACACGGCTGGCAACGATCGAGCGTGTGTTTGGTGCAACATCGCCAGAGCATCTTCTGTCCCTGGCGGCGTATGTGTCGATCATCAACGGGGCGGTTGTCGTTGGGCTCAAACAGGTTCCCAAGCAGCCCAACAGCAATCAGGGCAGTATCACGGACTACTTCGATGCCGTGGACGATGTGCGTGGAGTCCTCCCAGGTGGGGCGAGGCTCAGCACGCTCACTCCGTTGCGTGGAGACTCGGAGGAGCTATTCCAGAAGATCAGTCAGCATGTTGATCTCCAGTCCAGCATCCGGCTGCGATCGGAGAGAACCTCGATCTTTGGCGTTTCCTCGGGGACGCAGCCCTCGGCTGCGGGAGACCTGGCCGAGTTGCTGGGCAACACCCGGATGAGGATGGTCTACCCAGACATCGCCAAGATCACGCTGACCGATGCGGTGAACAACGACAAGCAATTCCTGGTTGACGGCACGATTCTCTCGGCGGCAATGGCAGGAAACCGAGCAAGCCCGAACATCGACGTGGCAACGCCATGGACACGGGCACGATTGCTCGGGTTCGATGAGCTTGCTCGTATCCTCGATGCGGTCGAGCAGAATCAGGTTGCCGTGCGCGGCGTGACGATCTTGGAGGATCGCCGTCCGGCAATCAGTGTGCGCCATGGGCTCACGACGGATGTCACCAACGTCCTGACCAAGACCCCAACCGTGATGACGATTGCGGATGAGGTACAGCAGCAGACTCGCGTGACGCTGGACAGGTTCATCGGGGTCAAATTCCTGCCCGGTATCCTGAATCAGATCGAAGGTCGCCTGACCTTCATGCTCAAGGGGCTCATCGCGGCGGAGATCATCGCTGCCTTCACTGGAGTGCAGGCTCAGACAACGAGTGATCCAACGGTGGTTGCGGTCGAAGCATGGTATCAGCCTGTTTTCCCGCTACTATACATCATCGTCACCTTCAACCTCCGCTCAGTTTTGTGAGGTACACTAGCGCTCTAGGCTAGTACAGAGCCCAAAAGCGGCGTTTGCCGTGGGGTCTGTGGTGGTGGTATGGTGGTGGTATGGATGAGGAGATCTGTGCAGCCTTTCGGTCCGATCTGTCTTCTGCCGCGGTTGCTGAATCGTTGGGGGTTGGTCGACAGCGTGTTCTCAAAGTCTGGAAGGCTTCCTTTGGTGCCGGTGAGGTAAGAGCACGTGCGAATAGGCTTCGCTCTCGCCCCAAGAAAGAAGATCCTCAGCAACGGGCAGCAGCTCTGCCGTGGTTCGCTGAGGGTGTGGCAGTCAAGGAGGCTGCGCGAAGATTGGGTGTCCACTATCTCAAGGTTCAACGATGGTGGATCGAAGAGTTTGGAGAAGAAGTATATCGGAGTCGTGGAAAGCGTCTTCAAGCTGCGCGAACGGCAGCCAATAACCGTAGAGGATTGCCGAAGACGCAAACGGTTGTACGAGTCGCCTGTGAAGACTGCGGCACGGAACACGACCGTACAATGATGAGTTTGGCCAAGGCTGCGCGGCTCATTTGTCCAACGTGTAAGAGCAAGAAGCAAGATCCGCATGCGTGTCCGGTGTGTGGTTTTGTGTTCGAAGGCGCTCGGGGGTTGGCGTCTCATTTTCGGCATCAACGGAATTGCTCTGCGCATAAGGAGTATCGACGCAAGCAATGGGAAGTCCTGGCAAGTCGGACTGACGAGTACGTGACTTGCCAGGAGTGTGGCTTCGTAGGTCGGTCGATTTCGGCTCATATTCAAACACACGACCTAAATTGGAGGAGCTACACGCGTAAGTATCCTGGTGCTCCTCTGTATTCGGCGATCTCAGAGGCACGGAGGCGTGCTCGTATCCGGGAAACACATGCCAGGTACGGATTCACATACGCGGACTTCAAGGCGTACCTGGATGACGAGCATCGTTTGATTGTGGCGGCTGCGGCTAAGGGATTGGGAGTTGCTCAAGATACGGTGCGGACATACGCGAAGAAACTAGACATCCCTACGCGGAATCGATTGGCGTGGCAGCGAGAAGTCTTGCAGACGGTAGCTGATGTTTTGGGCGAAGCGTATAAGTGGGAATGGTCTGACGATCGTATTCGAAATCCCGAGACGGGGAGGTTACTGAATTATGACGGCTGTTTTCCCAAGTCAAAGGTGATCGTGGAGTGCCATGGAATTCAGCATTACCAGTTTGTTCCTCGATGGCACCGTCTTCCAGAGGAATTTGTCAAGTTGCGGGAGCGAGACGTTTACAAAAAAGAGCGAGCGGAGGAGCTTGGCTATACCGTGATCGAAGTGCGCTATGATGCAGAGGTATCTCGTGAGTTTTTCATGGAGTTGTTGCGAGCACCAAAGAAGAGTCGTCAGGCGGTGAAGGACAAGGCCGAGACAATTCTGCGGGAGCTACGGAGGGATTGCTTTCCGTTTCCGGTGATCGATCCAGAGGAGACTCGGAGGGAGTTGGAAAGGCTACAACGGAAGCGCCTGAAGTTAGTTGACGGGATTATCGTTCCTCGTTCGTGGGTTGGGACCAAAGTCTGCAAAGCATATTTCCCCAATCTCTTCCAAGCCAGGTACAAGAATCAGCTATCGGCTGTAGAGGCGTGGAATTCGGATGAGAAGCTCCGGCTTGCTATCCTGACTCAACTAGACTCGTCGCATCCGACGACACCAGAACGAGTGCTTAAGGCGATTCTGATGCATCATCGGGTTCCTACGGTTTTCCGTCCAGCTTATGCTCGATACTTGTATGACCGCTACTGCCCGGAAGGCAAGACAACATGGGATCCTTGCGCAGGGTGGGGCGGGCGTCTCTTGGGCGCCGCAGCGGCGAATGTGAGATACATCGGAACGGAGATTGATGCTCTTACTGTCGAGGGGAATCGCAGGTTAGCTTCCGATCTGCGGCATGACGCGGAGATCATTGAAGGGTCGGCATTGGGCGCGGACATCCCTCAGGTAGACTTTGTATTCACCTCTCCGCCCTACTATGACGTTGAGCAGTATTCAGACCATCCTGAACAACCTCACATGCGATTTGGTTCCGAGGAGGATTGGGTAGAGGGGTTTCTCTTGCCTTTGGTCAGGAAGGCACGTTCTGTGCTGCCTCAAGGCTGCGCTATGGCTCTCAACCTCTCCGATGCCTTGCTAGGGCGTCTAGAAGAGTGCGCTTTTGATTGTGGTTTTGAGCTTGAGACCGTGGTTGGCTTTGAGCTTCCGAATGGAAAGGTTGCTCGGACAGCCGTTTACCGATAGTCGTTCTAGTCGTGTTTTCCCATCAGAGGATCGGGCTTCGTTGCAGAAGCGACGAAACGGGGGCTTGCAAGAAGCCTCTTGCCAAGAGTCGTAGCCAGGTTCGGCGTATTCGCCAGCGAACCAGATCGCTTCGATTTGGCGTCGTCCTTGGGGCGTCTTGGCCGAACGAACGGCAGCTTGTAGGGCTGGGCGACACGTCATGGGAGCCATTGGGTGCTTTCTCAGCACATCGATGGCGTGGTGTTTCGCAACTACGGCCGAAGCCCAAGGGCGGTATCGATTCCCGTCCTTGGGCTGTCACGCCATTGTCGGGTTAGTTGAAGTCACCCGCTGCTGTATATTCAACCTCAGGTCGGTGCTGTAGTTGCTCAGTCTTGGGGCCGCCGTATTTCCGGCGGCCTCACTTCTTCTTGACCTTCCAGGGAGTGGTCTCTTCTGGGTGGAACGTGGCCTCGATGCCAGCCTCATCGAGCGCGCCAACGAGATCAAGAAGCATCAGGAGCGAAGTCTCGATCGTGTCTTTTGGGGACTTGGTGGAAAACTTGTAAGCCTGGTCTCCGAAACGGAGGGAGACGGTTTGACAGTCGCTAGAGATGTGGATGGACGAGTGGTCTCGGATGCTCATGCGTGCCTCTACCGCTCGCGCTTCGGCTGCGTCGCGCTTGTCTTGCAGTGCAGTTGTTGTCGATACATGGTCCACGAACCGCACCCACCCGCCGTCGTCGGCCGCGTACATGCCGGAAGGTCTCCATTCGTATCGCTTATCCACTGTCCGACTTCTTTCCGTAACGCCCGATGCACTCGTCGCGTTTGCGTTGGATCTCGGTCTCGTCTTGCTCGGTGGTGCGGGGTGGCCTGTCGTTCATCCACGCGAGGTCAAAGGCAGCGCACGCCTTCTCGGGAGTGTCGCCAAACCCGGCCACGCCAACCTGCAAGTCTTCGCCTAGCAGCGCGCACCACTGGTTTCCGTCTGGGAAAATGCGTGGCCGGAACACGACTGAGGGGCGCGAATACTGCTCGCCTACGATCGCTGCCTGTCTACAGATCTCTGCGCCTGCGGCCGTTGCTTCTAGCCCGACCGTCGTCCTCATCTCACTTCTCCCATTGTCCGAAGCCGGCATCGCGATAGCCAGGTCGTCCCGTGTAGTTAGCCATATTAGCCTTCCAGGGGTGGTAGGGCGACTTGGAGGACAGCCCGTACCAGCGTAGAGGGCGATACCCCGCGGTCCCTCGCTATCTTCTCCAGCCGGGCGCGGTAGCCTGCCGGCAACCGAAGGTGGAAATGCTCGGAAAGCTCGACGCCCCTGTTCGAGAGCACGAAGTCGATCTGGGTTGAAAGGTCTCTTGATCGCAATGTTGCACCTGCCGAAGCCCAAGGGCGGTATCGATTCCCGTCCTTGGGCTGTCGCGCCGTTGTCAGGTTAGTTGAAGTCACGCCGGAGGCCACAGAAGCCATCGAGCAGGACGTGAAGCTGCTCAGTCTTGGCCGGAAGGGTGAAGAGATCGTTGCTTTCGCGTCGGGGCTTGAGAACCTCGGTAAACGCGTTCATCAGCCGCCAGGTGGTCGGTCCCGCTTCTCGGAATTCGGGGTGACGGGGCTCTCTCCACTCGGAGAGGATCTGCGAGATCTTGCTGGAGGCGATGACATCGGCATCGAGCGCGCGAATGAGCAGGTCGTTTACCTGCGCGTCGTTTAGCTCGTGCTGCTTGTACGTCGCGAGGCGCTGGTCTTGGAAGTCCTTGAGCGCTGCGACTTGCTGGAGAGCCTCGGCGATCAGCTTGGCAAGATCGCGAAGGATGTTCGGGGTGTGCTTGCGACCGACCTTGATTTCGCCGGAGAAGCACAGGTTGTCGCAAACGAACACGCCCGAGCCGACTACAAGGCCAGCCAGGAACGTCTTGTCGTTGGCGTTGCGGAGCCCGAGGATGATGCTGTAGTCCGGGTCGAGGATCGGGCTGTTCATCTCCGTGGGAACAGGATCGAGCACCGGAGCCGGTGCTACTTCCAGCATTCCGAAGTAGCGCAGGTTCTCGTGAGAGAGTGCGTGTACCTCTTGGATGGTGGTTAGCCCCACGGTGGTGATTTGGTTCTCCACTTCCTCCAGCAGTGTGCTGTGGGGGATGGGGGTGTGTCTTGGGCCGGCGGCCTCAGGCTCGGGCAGCGTAAAGAGGACTTCCCGAGGAACCTGATGGGCACCGCAGTGAGTCAAGAGGTTGAGGTTTGTCATGTCGTATCTCCTGTCTCTTCTACGCGAGATTCGGGGGAAAGTTTACATAGTCGCTCATTCGCATCGGCGAATCGGAGCTTTTCTAGGTTGCGGGGTGTTTACATAGTATGTCTTCGCTTCGGATCTGAGCCACTTCAAGAAGATGGTAACCCTCGGTGCGTCGTATTCGTTCACGGTTTTCAAGGGCGCGTCCATACCCTTCTTAAAGGCTGCGAAGGCTTGCTTTTGCTTCATCCACAGACCGTCGCTGGGTATGAGCCATAGACGTTCCCAATTGTTGCTCAGGCAGAGGGCTTCATCGAGAGACTCGACAGGCTCAAAGTACCAAGCCCAGTGCCCCTTGCAGGTTCCACCGATGCAGCCGGGCGAGATGACCCAACCCTCTTCGTAGTCCTTGCAAAGTGTGCCGATGGTGATGCCTTCTACGCGCACGTCGTATTGACAAGCGTTGCGGTGCTTTTCGGCCAGCCGCTTGAATTCGACGTTCATCTTTTGGTAGCCGCTGATCATGTTTAGCTCGCTATCTCGCACTCTTTGTTGTACTTGGCCTGAGCGGTCTCGATGTGACGGCATTTGCGCCGAAACTGGAAGCCCTCGCACTCGCAATTCCAGCGGTTGTTCTTGCCAAGCCAGACTCGGTAAGAACCATCCTTGGCGCTCGGGATCTCGCACTCCCATTCGACTTCGCCACGGAAGCACTTGAGATCGTCACGAGCGGGCGGGGTGGTGTACTCCAGCCCGAGCGCTTCGAAAACCTCGCGTTCGGTCTTACCGGCGATGCGCCGATACCAGCGCTTTTCAGTCTCGCCCTTCCGCTTGACGTGAATGAACGCGTAGCCCTGGGACTCGTCCGTTTCCTCGGGATCACATGGCTTGTATACGCCCTTTTCGTTGAGGAGTAGCCCCAGCGCGGCGGCGTGGCTTCGCATCTTGATGTTGAAGGTATGCGGGCCGGTCAGGTAGAGCCACGCGGCGCCGAAGCCATCTTCATCGGGCGCTCGGATCACGTCTACCTGCATGCCACCCACGATGAGCCGGATCTTGGCATCCTTTCCTTGGACCCACTCGAAACCAGCTTTCTCGATTTCCGCCTGTGTGGGTAGCGTGCCGAGGAACACGATATCGACATCGCGAACGTACTCTTTGCCACGACGGAGAGAGCCGGCGATCTTGGCTTCCTTACCGAGCAAGGCGAGGACGGGAGCTACTCGCTCGACCGCGACGCCCTGGGGAATCTTCTTACCTTTGCTCATCGTTGGTCTCCTTTAGCCGATACCAGAGGAAGCCTCGGTCTACACACTCAGCGACTCGAATGGCAGTGCTCTCCAGCACGAGATGCTTGACCGGATGCCCGGACGAGCAAACCGGACACGGTCCGGTGAATGAGCCGGTGATTCGTATTCGTGCTCCGCCAAGCTCGGAAGGAAGCCTGACCCAATCGGGAGCGCCGTCGCCCACGAGGTACATGCTCTCGTCCTCCGTGGAGGGTGAGGCGAAGTCGCCGGGGCGGCGGTTGAACCATGCGGTGGTCATCAGGACGCCTTGGCTTCGGGAGCACTCTCCAGCTTGAGATCATCCCCGATGGCTGTCAACGCATCTTGGAAGGACCCCACGAAGGTGTTGCGAGAGGCGGTTATCACGTTGATGTGACGGCCGCGCCTCTCCTTGGGTCCGGCGAGTCCGCGGTCGATGCTTGTCCTGGTAGACGAGGGTCCGGTCGTCGCGGGAGGTTTCGAGAAGAAGGTGCATCTTTTGCTCTCCAACCTCTCTACGCGAGATCCCCGAAGAAGTTTACATTTCAAAACGCGCGTAGGGCGCGGGCAAATCCTTCGATAGAAGCCTGTCTACGATGGCTCTGGCCAAGATCATTAGGTTTGTCCGCTTGGCGGACGGCAAGACCAAGCTGGAGGCGAAGCGTGGAGCGAAGAATCCCTACTTGAACACGCCGCCGACTGTGTTGAAACGCGATCTCGAAAAGGAGACCAATCCCATGAAACGCAAGTTGATGAGCGACGCATTGAATGCTTGGCGGATGACGCATGGGAATCCTTTGGCTCGTTCTGCGGCTCGTGTAGCTGCGCGTTGGCTCGACAGCGGAGGGACCTGACGATGCATGGGCCGTTTGCTGGTTGGCACCTAATCGTGGATGCTCTCGTCGGGTCTGGAGATCCCACTGACCGGTTGGCGGATGTTGAGTTTCTGGAGACGTTTCTCAGGGATCTCGTGATCCATCTGGATATGAAGATCCTGGGCGGTCCCTACATGAATGTGGTCGAGCCCGATTCGAAGCTCATTGAGACGGAAGAGGATGAGGGTGGGGTGACAGGATGTGTAGTGATCACAACGAGCCATATCTCACTGCACACGTGGCCGCTACGCAACCGCTTCTCCCTCGACATCTACTCGTGCAAGCAGTTTGACCCGGATGCAGCTAAGGACTTCATCACGGGACGACTTAGTTGCACGGAGCGAAGTATCAACTGGACGCAGCGGCTCTGGCCTTAGCTACTTGTCCTTGTCTAGATCGGCCTTGCAAGCGTCCAGGTCTTCATACGTGATGAGCAACGGGCGCTCATCCACATCGGGGAAACACTGATTGGGCACGCACTGTGACTTCACGTCCCAGCCATCGACGGTGGTCACGATGGAGCAGGTGAAGCCATCCTTGCAGCCGTCCTCGCCGTGGGGTGCCTCTTCATCGCATTCGTCCGCAGGCGCATTCACGACAATCGGATCGCTCTGCGTGTCAGCGGCAGGCGCCGTCTGCAAAGGAGCGTTGGCCGTCAGAGCGAGGAACCCGGTGAGGATGGTGGTGAGCATTTCTTGTCTCCACCCAGTCTACGCGGGTTTTGTGGAGAAGTTTACTGCGCCAAGTCCGCGCCCCTAGCTTGTCTATTTTCAAGCGCTTAACGAGGGTGGTGCGTCGCGCATTCCCCGCCCTTAGGAGACAGTATGCCAAACACCGATCTAGTCCAGGGAGGCGCAGCAGGGCTCCAGGGCTCTAGCTCCGTCTACGACTACGGGACTTCCCCCAACACGAGAACAGCCGTTTCACAGAAGGTGAGGATCTTGTCCCCGGCCTACGGGACGACAAGTCAGCTTCTTCAGATTGGCGTGCTGACCAACTTCACACCTTCCGAGAGTCGCACTGTCGAGCCCCTACGCGGCATTGGGTTTGGCGATCAGATCGCTGAGCTTGTGCCGTCCGTGACGACAGAGATGACGCTGAGCTTTGAGCGAGCGTTGCTCTACATGGCGAATCTCTGGCAGGCGACTGGTTACGCTGGAGGCATCGACGGGCCCGTGCGTTCGTTGAAGCATCACAGGTGGCCGTTCGATGTGGAGGAGCAGCTTGTGTTTTCGACTCTTGTCGATATGGCACTTGGAGTCGAGAACGTGGGCTACCAGGGTCAGGGTTTCCAGGGAGGAACGGCTCAGATCGTCTATCCCGATCAGCTAGATGGCGAGACCGGCCCGACTCCCAACGGTCCTTTCCCGCAGGGTGGCCAGCAGGGACACACGGCCATCATCACCATGTACGAGGCGTGCTGGTTCACGTCTTGGTCCAAGACCAACATCACCCGCGACACGGGAATGCTCATGGAGACGGGAGATGCGATGGTCACCGACGTTCACGACTTCGCCTCCGAGTACGGAGAATTTCTGGCTACGGGCAACGACCCATCCGTAGGCCAGCTTGGATCAGTCAGGTTTGGCGATCCACAGGCAGGAGGGACGCCGTTCGGCTAGGGTACAGTGGCCTAAAACCGAGCAGTCGGTGGTTTCCAAGAATCAGACGCAGATGAATATCAGATCATATCCAGATTCCCGTGCTGTCTCCTAAACCCTATATCAGATCCAGACCCACATAGATCAGACCCAGATTCGTTTGCGCTGTTTTCCAGGCCACCGCTTGCTCTCTCAACGGGAGTAGCGGTATGACAATCAACTTTGAGGCTCTGCAAGCCTCGCTCGAAAAGATCGGGCAACTAGGCCAAGCGGAGCGTTCTTTCAAAGCAGGCGACCACGCGATCACCATTCGTGTGCTTCAAGCACGTGAGGAGATCGAGGTCGATAAGTACGCTCAGATAGCCTGGGATGAGGCTTCGGGAGATGAAGACCGGGCTGCCTTGGCGGACTACATCGATCGGGTGCGGGTAGCCACTCTGTCACACGTCATCGTTCAGATTGGCGATCAAGACCTTCGACGGGAGGAGTTTGTCGAGACGGGGGAGGAGGACGAGAACGGGAACAAGGTCAAGAAGCCTCGTTATCTCGTGATTCGCGAGATGATCGGCAAGTGGAGTCGGCCTGTTTTGCACATGTGTTACCTCAACTACGGGACTTTGGTTCAAGAAGTCGAGAGTGCTTCTAGTAAGAGTATCGAGTCCTCAGAGGCTAACGTCGGGGGAGAGATCGATCGCCTTCAAACGCGGTTAGAGAACCTCAAGCGCATTCAGAGTGAGCAGAAGGCCATGGCTGATCGTGCCGCCATGACGGCGCAGACACGAGAGGCTCTCGGTGAGTACAGCCAAGCCCATGAGGATCACATTGACCGACTGGCAACTGTGACGGGAGAGGTTGTAGAAGAGTCCGAGTCCGAGCCCGAGGCCGCGCCCAAGGCTGAAGGCGCGACCGAGCCCCCGAAGCGGCCTGTCAGACGAGAGCCGACGATACCACGTCGGGCAGTGCCGCCTGTGCGCGCTCAGAAGTCCGAACCTGTTGATGCGGACGGGATACCGCTGCCACATGAGGGGGATTCGTTCTACGATCCGGCCGATGGGGATGCGGCTGTAGCGGCTGAGCACAAACGTCTGGAAGCTTTCCGACAACAAAAGATGCGGGCGCAATCGAGACCCACAGCAGAACCAGAAGCGCCTGAATCTCCAGAACCGGAACCGGAGCCCCTTGAGCCTTTGCCTGGGGTGACGCGAGGACGGAAGCCGCCACACCGAGACGCACTCAACACGGCTGACGCCGTGCTCAATCTTCAGGGAGAGACGGTAGTGGACCAGCCCAAAGCTGCCACGGAAGCAGTAGAGGGTGTTCGATTGCCGACAGAGACCCTAAGTCCTCGATCGAAGCCAACAGAAAAACCAACGAAGGCTCCTGTGGATCCTCCACCAACGGGCTCAAGAAACCCGCGGTTTAGAGGTGCGTAGTAGTGTTGTCTCCGCCCGCACCAACGCTTGAACAACGCAGTCCCATGTATGCGGACGTGCGTCATCTACTGACGCCTGGTTTTTTGACAGAGACGGTTCGTATCAACGAGACAGCGTTGGTATTGCGGACGTTCAACCGGGGAGACTATTTCATGCTCCTCAATCGAGGAGTCGAGTCCGAGAATCCGGCCTTTCTCGACTGGATCATAGCTGCCGCTGTGTGGGTGGTTGATGGGCAGCCGGTTCTAGAAGATCCGTCTGCTACCTACCACATTCGGGAGATGTGCGCGGGGTTTCCGAGAGTCATCAAGCACGATCTCATGGCGGTGGTTGGTCATCTTCGCGAACGAGTCGAGACAGCATTGAACCGGGTGGAGGCTTTCTTTTACGAGGATGAGTCTCGCTTTATCTGGCGTGCTCATGGGCCACGCATTACGGGAGCAACCGGCGTTCCTGGCAGTGAGCGATTGGGTGTGAATGCGTTGCAGGAGTTGTGGATCGCTTACAACGAAGTTGAGGATCACCGGGAGTCCTTCGTCGCACAATGGACGCAGACGAAGTTGATCGCCCAAACCATGGCTCCGAAGGGGATCAAGAAACTCAACAAGTCGGATGAGATGGCTCAGCGTCGGTTGGACCAGGAGCGCGAGGCTGTACGAACGAAGGCGTACTATCAATTCATTGGGCGCGAGGAGCTAGCGGCCAAGAGGGTGCCGGAGCAGAGCAACAGTCCCTATGTAGAGCGGTATGTTGTTCGTTCCGTCGAGGATATGCAGGAGGAGTATCGGAAGTGGCGTCAGGGCATCAAGGATGAGCACGATCTGATCGTGGACGCCTACAAAGCGAAGATTCGCGAGAAGATGGAACGCGAGCGACATGAGCGGGAGGAACGGATTGTAGAGGTCGATCGGGCAATGGAGACTGAGGGGGTCTCTGAGCCGCCTCTTCGAAACGTGTTGGGGCGCATTGAATCAATGGAGCCAGGATGGGCGAAGGGCAAGCGGATCTACTCAGGAGGAAAATCAGAGCGTCTTTACGAGCGCTATCTCAAGAATGACGTTGTGCCGGGTGCCATTCGCATGAAGGACGGCCAAGCAATCTCTGTTCCCGACACGTTACAAGAACGTGTGGAAGCCAGGAAGCCTGGAGGAAAATAGCCGATGCCTGCTCCAGATAGCATCATCGAGATGGCTGCACGCCTCCAGGTGGACGCCGCCAGCCTTCACCATGCGGCCAGAGCAGTCCACAAGTCGATGGGAGATGCCATCACGGGCAGCGTGGACCAGGGCATGAAGGCGAGTTACCGGCTGATCAAACGCGGACTTGAACGCGCTGCGTCGGCATCAGACTTCGCCAAGAAGATGCTGGATGCTCGCAAGACGCGGAAAGAGCTTGTGGACTTTGCTGGGAAGGTGGGCGACTGGTTTGGGAAGGGGTACACGAAAGCACAAAAAGTGTTTTTCGATGAGGTTGACAAGTATCGGAAACGCAGCAGACGGAAGGAGCAAGAACACGAAGATCTGATGCACGATCGGCGCAGGCAAGCTGCGCAAGAGATCGAGAGCTTTCGTAAGAAGGAATTGGAAGAGCAGATCGAGACTTACGGCAGGGGAATGACCGGAGTGCTCGAAACCCTGAAGAGCGGGGAGCTAGCAGGGTTAGCGGGAATCGTCGGGGCCGCTGGACGAGCGGGAGTGACTAGGGGACGCGCGTGGCAGGCTGCGGGCGAAGCAGGGGACGCAGGCAAACTACAGAAGGCCATGGCGAAGTTGGGGAAAGGCATGGTAGCGGTGGGGAAAACACTTGCGGTAGTAGGCGCGACGGCTGGGGTCTTAGCTATAATCGTGAAGCTCTTGGTGGAAATTGCAGATGGGGCTTCTATAGTCAAAAAGTCGTTTTTGGAGATGGGTGGCGCAGTCGCCATGGGACGGACTTCGGTGGCGGCTTTGGATAGACAGATGGAGGCTTTCTACAAAACTGTGTACGAAGGCGACTTCAAGACACACTGGAGTCTCGTCAAGGATGAGATGATCGGTGTCACAAAGGCCATGGCGGATGCCGGGATGCACATGGCACGGCTGAGGGCGCAAACGAAGGCGGGCGCCAGTGTCATGGGAACCCTCAAGGACAACATCGGGTTCGCAGTGACCTACGCCACCATGTTTGGCAAGCAGATCGATGAGGTTGGGCGTGACATGGCGACGCTCTCCTTTGAGACCGGCCTTTCTATGGAAACGATCGCGCACGGGATGGCGGAGATCTCAGAGATCACGAGAGTTGCGGGATTCGACGCCAAGCGGTTCTACGGGACCGTTCTGGAAGTCACCAGTGGCATGGGCATCTACAGCCGGCGTGTGGAAGAAGCCGCGGGGATGTTGAAAACGCTCAGCCATATTCTGGGAGAAACGGTGGGTGCGGATTTCCTCAAAGGAATCGAGCGCAGCTTCAAGGACATGCCTATCACGCAGCGGATCCAGTTTGTTGCGATGGCGGGCACCGAGAACGTTATGCGGCTCATGAAGGACGCCGCGGAAAGGCAAGGACGGGCTGTAGAGGAAACCTTGGCTGACATGGTCGGACAAGAGGACAAACGAGCATTGGCAATCGTGAAGGCATTTGGCGGAAGCGCGGACAAGGTGGCGGAAGCAATTGAAGGCATGACGAAAGAAGAGTACCGAGCGGCTGAGGCAAAGGCGCTTCGCGTCGGGGGTCCTGGCACGGCAGAGCTTCTCAAAGAGCTGACTCGTCTCCGCAGGTTGCAAGAAGGCGCTGTGGATGAGCGCAAGACTACTTTGGCACTGCAAGACTGGCCAGCCACGCACAAATTGTTGGGGCAACTGTTTGCGGCCATGCGGCCATTGGGGGGCATCGAAAAGAACATCGATAGGCTGAATGACATAGAGGCCCTAGCCTCGGAGGCTGGCTGGAGCATGTCGGTCGAACAGTTGCATACACTGCAAGATTTGGTGGGCCGGTCGCAAGCAGGCTGGAAAGACTTGGAGAACGCGACGGGAAAGGTCAGAAAACAACTGGCAGAGCAGTATGGGTTGACCGTGAAAGATGGGAAGTTGCAGGAGAAGGGCTCAGGCAAACTTGTGGAGTCGTTTACGGATTTTTTGATTGCGACTGCGACTCTTGAGAAGGATACGAAGAAGCAGACAGATCTTCTCACCGACCAGGCCAACCTTGCTAAGGGAATACGCGACAAAACCGAGGGGATGTCAAAAGATATTGAGAATCTCAAGGACGAACTCATCGAGAAGATCCAGATTGACCTGCACGATCTGGTTACGACGATACCCGGTAAAATTGAGGATCTGATAGATGCCATAGATAGCATTACAGGAAAGAAAGGAACGGCTAAGGGGGATACAGGTGAAGAGTATCAAACGGCATCTACTGTCGGGGCGGCTCTTAAAAAGGGGACGGAAGGGACGTGGGTGCAGCCTGTAATTGAGGCCCTTGGCACGGGAGAGTTTGCTGTTGGTCAGACGACCGAACAGGCGGTTCAGGCGGGGTTGCGTTCTGCCTTCGAGGCATGGGCGTTGAGGCCAACACGAGGGACTGAGGAAGAAAAGAGACAAAAAAGAGTCGAGTGGATCACAGGGGAGACAATCTCGGAGGACCCCGCATATTTGCGGATGTTGGAGAAATTGAGGGGAGCTGGGATGTCTGAGGAAATGATTAAGCAACGAAGTGCCGTGGCCATTGACTTGGCTGATTTAGCTAAGGAACAATTGTTGGCAGAACATCCTGGCGCAGGGCCCTTTGTCGTAGGCGGCACCATGGCAGGCGCAATGGCTCCGGTACTGTTATATGGGCGCGAGGCTGGCTTTACTGGTCCTGAGCAGCCGGCGGGGGATTTTGTTGTTACCGATCGAGGTGATGTCATCAAGGCAGACCCGAGAGACACCATCGTGGGGTTCCGCGGTAGAGCAGGCGGTCCGGGCGCTGGGGCCGTGTACGTCAACATCTATGGAGGCGATCGGCGTGAGGTTTACGAGACCGTGCGCCAGGCTCTCCGTGTCGCGAGGGTGGCTACTGCGTAATGCCTGGCCCGATTCCCATCGTCCCCTCTGCGTTTGAGACTCATCGAGATGGTGAGCTTGGCCTCGGTAAGCGGCCTGTGGTGTTTGACATCCTCGCGTCCGATCGCGAAACGAGTCTGTTGCCCGATGACATCAAACTCGTGCTGCATGTGAATCCGCGCACGATGCGGTTGAATTACCAGAAGTTGATCACTCGCCAGCAGACGCTTGGAGGGTTTGTCGAATTCCATTGGGGCGATGCGCTGGAGGACATCAATTTCGAGATGGCTACTGGTGCGTTCGTTCGCCTCTACAGCGGCCTATCGAACATAACGAGCAGCCCAGGAGGACCGGGTCGGAGAGAGTCGATTGCGTATGACCGCTTCCTCGACATCCTGGCTCTCTTCCATTCGAATGGAGCCGTCTACGACATCAACGGGAACATTGCCCTTCAGGGTTACCTCCAGGTGACGTTCGATGGGGGCATTTACATCGGTTGGTTTGACACGGATTTCACGCTCACTGAGAGCGCTGATTCTCCGTACCAATTCACGCTCACTTCGCGCTTCATCATCGACCGGGAGGAGCTACAGCTTCGTTCCACCATCCTCAACCCTGTTACGGACACCATCATTGCTGCGACGGGCGCTTCTCAAGCAAACCAGCCTATTGGTGGTCTGGATGCCAACCAAGTTTTTGGTGAGGTTGGTGCTGACCCAAATACCGGCGAAGTGGGAATCCGGCGTCGCTCCGGGTTCACGTCGTTCTAGTCATGGCACGGACACCACCCCCTGCGTTGTTGTACCAACCACTTCCGGCCGGGCCGGGTTGGAAACGCACGTATGAGATCCAGGCGAATGTCCCGATCGATGGGTCCAGGGGCATTCTTCGCGATTCATCCGTTGGCTCTCCCTTCACGCTCAGTGTGATTCCTCCGCCTCTTCTCATGGACGCGATGAACCGCGAGCGGAAGGAGCCCATCGATGTCATCAGTGCCTCGTTGCGGGTCAACGACGACTTCACGGCTTTCCAGGAGAAGATCACCGAGTTTCGTAGCAACGGGATTGTCACGAAGTCGAATGTGCAACAGACTCGGCTGGAAACTCTGGTGGGGAACAACGGCATCTTCTTTGATCCGCAAACTGGCCAGACGAACCAGGCTAACGTGTTGGGGATTGCGGATGTCACCCAAGCTCTGAGTGTCATCTCACAGCTTAACGCATTGCTGGCAACGCCGCCTCTCACGCTGTTGATCAATCCCATGGCCTTCTCGATTGTGCGGCAGAAGAAGCAGCAGTATTCAGACCGCAATCGGAGTGGGTACATTTTCATGGCTTGGGGTGAGGAGCAGGTACGTCTCAACGTGTCTGGTCGGATCGGAGCTTACTACGCTGGAACACGGTACTTCGATGGAGACTCTCCCCAGAATTTCCAGGGGCATGGTGGCCCGTCGCGGGGGCGGATTTCCACGACCACATCGCCATCGGGAAATCAGTTTGCCACGATGCGCGATTCGGCGTCGTACCAGAACCTCATGAGCTTGCTGACGCTGTTTCGGAACAACGGTTACATTTACGATCTCGTTGGCGAGAGTGAGGCGCACTGGTGGATCGGAATGATTGCGATTTCGTATGACCAGTGGACGTATGCCGGGCACTTCGAAAACTTCAGCTTTACGCACCAAGAGACCACTATGCGGGGAGGAATCGAATTCACGTTTGACTTCGTAGCCTCCTTCGTATTCGACAACGCTCAGCGAAACTTCCAGGTGCTTCCGATCCGGGCACCGACGCCGAGCCCGAGCGATCCTTTGTGGTCTGATCCGACTAAAAGACCGCTTCCTATCGGGACCACACGAGGTCGCTTACAGCCGGCCCCACGGCTCAACCCTCCCCTCTCACCCGTGGCCGATCCGCTTCGCGCACCGCTTCTGAGGTAGTGGATGCCTAATCTTCTCGATCGTCCTTATGCAGGCAACTTCCAGCCCAACGCACGTCGGGTTGTGAAGTACACGCCTGATGCGTTGGTCTACGTCAACGGGGATCTCTCTATCCCAGGTTGTCCCAAGTGCAATGGACGAATCAACATCCAGCGGTTCGTGAAATCGGTTTCGGTCGAGGCCGGGGTGCATGCGGGAGCGGCCAGCGGCTCGATTCAGCTTGCGGTTCCCGTCATCTGGGGGGACCAGCTATTTCGAGAAGGCCGGATGCTGCTTCAGCCTGGGTTGGAAGTCCATATTTACATGCGCGGCTATTTTCCGGTGCAGGGTCAGTTTGCACATCTGGATACGGCAGATGCCGTGGGGCAGACGGGGCTGAATCAGGGAAACTTCGATAATTTCCCGACCTACCCCTACTACCATGTGTTCCATGGCGTTGTTACGTCGGCGGATTACAGCTACTCGGATGGTTTCTATTCGGCATCACTCCAACTCGCGTCGATGTTGCACTTTTGGCAATTCCACAACATTGCCACGAACGCTGCGTTGGTGGCCGTCAAGCCAGATGGTACGAGAGCGCAGCCAAACATCTGGGGGAACATTTACACCAACATGCACCCCTATGCGATTATCTACGATCTCTATCGGTCGATAATCGGAGCACCGGGAGGCATCGAGGGGATAGCCCGTCTTGACACATACAGGACCAACCTCAACGCAACAATCACGACTAGAGACGGCCAGGATCGCTTGATCTACTCGATGATGCAGTTGTATTGGGAGGAGCGGTTTCGTACGTCGATTCAAAGCCTGCGCATGTATGGGGTGAACGGGAAGCTATACAACGCAGTGCAGCAGGCGTACATCGGACGGCGAAACAGCACCAAGCTCAACAAGTTACTGCAACACAACCAGCATCTCGATCTCGATGCGCAGTCGAATGCGAAGGATCCCTTCTCTCGGAGCTTCGCAGTCGCCAAGGCTATTGGTCTTGAGGGAGCGGGTCTGGATGTCACATTTGCCCCGAGCATGGGGACAGAAGGAGCGTCAGACGAGAAGGAACCGCTCGACTTTAACATGACTTCGATCTTTGCGTTCACCTTATCGCCAGGATCGGCCAATCTCAACGTTTTCAACACGTCGTACATGCCCAAGCTCACCATCGCCCAACAGGTTTGTGAGGCGACGGGTTTCGAGTTTTACCAGGACGTGGACGGCGACTTGGTGTTCAAGCCGCCCTTCTACAACCTGGACACGCGATCGAGTCGGGTCTATCGGTTGGAGGACATCGACATCATCAGCTTCTCTGTTCAGGAGAAGGAACCGCAGGCTACCTACTGCACCGTGAAGTCCGGGTTGATCAACAGCTTGAACACGGGTAGCGATCCGTCTGTTGGAAACAGAGGTACGTTTATCGATTGGCGGCTCGTCTGCAAGTACGGATGGCGTCCCGCTGACATGGAGATCACGTATTTCTCTAATCCCAAGTCATTGTTCTTCGTTGCGCAGCATCGGCTGGATATTCTCAACATCGACATTCACTCAGCGCAAGTGACCATTCCTTTGCGTCCCGAGATGCGGCCGGGGTATCCAGTCTACATCCCATCGCTGGATTGCTTCTACTACATCACGGCACTGAGCCACCAGTTTTCGTTCGGCAGCGCGTGCCAAACATCGCTGACGTTGACGGCACGGAGGGCGAAGGTCTTTGCTCCCGGCCTTCCAGGGCCGCTGCAAGAGGGTGAAAACGCCATCGATCGGATCAAGTTGGATGAGCCGTGGCTGCCCGAGCGTCCTCTGGAGATCATGGACAATGGCATACCGCGTTGGGCTGGGTTTCCCAATCTGGTCATGGCGCTGGATCCTCTCAAGCTCAACCCCAAGCAGTTTGCGTTGCGGGCAGGGTTGGAGGATCTGGGGACTGAGATTCTGGGCGAGGGCAAGGTCGAGTTGCTTTTCAACATCATCAATCAGCAAGTCAAGACGACAGGCGAGGGAGCGGGGGTTTTTGCCTTGGCTGCTCCGCGAGAGGATGATGCTTCATCGCCCACCGAGCACACACGGTATGTGTTGCGTCGTTCCGGCAACCCCGAGGATGACATCGAGTTTTCGCTGGCCGAATTGCGTGAGGACTACGCTTCTTTCGACGCTGCTCGGACAGAGATTCAGAAACGACGGGGACAGGTCGCACGTCTGCGGGATGACCTGCGCCTGACGGCGAGCGGCGGCGAGCCAGGGCTTGCTCAGGAAGGGACTCTCTCACGAAGAACGGGCGGGGCTGACGCGATAGAAGCCCGGTTGAACGAAGCGACTGCCTCCCTGCGCCGCGCCACGGAGTTGTTCGCCACGGGCGTGACTGACTTCTCGGCCAATGGCGACAAGACCATCAATTCACTGGTTTTGATTGTCCAGTCTCTTCAGAACAACGATGTGATACGGCGCTCGTTTGGCGGGATGCCAGACGCGTCAACAACGATGACATGGCTGGACATCATAGCGGACACCAAGGCCAACATGAATCCCGGCATGTCGTTGCCTGGCTACTATCGGTTCTACTCTGCTTCTCATCCTAGTCCCGAGATGCAGGGCCAGGCGACCCTGACTTTCACGGAAGGGTCAGCAGATGACTTGTTTGTGTATCAGGATGAGACGTTGTCCGAGCCTGCCGAGACTTCGGGCGGAGAGGTAAAAAAACCTGTTGAGCCCGAGCCCGCGCCTCCCGAGGAAGTCCCTGATGATCTCAAGGTTACGGAGGATGGCCGCGTAAGGCGAAAGCAACCTGGAAGCCATATCGGTTGGTTTGACGACTACACGAGAGGAAAAGCGGGCAAGCAGGAATTCGAGGATGTGGCACGACGGGCGCAAGCTCTTGGTGTTCCAGAGTCCTACATTCGCTACATGCGTGTCCAGGTAGCGCGCGAGACAGGCAACACTTGGAACACGGGGGTGGTTGCGCTCAGGTCAGGAGGCACGGCGAGAAGAGACTACAACAAGCGAAAGAAACGAGGCGCGTTCTCTGATCAGACGGCTCCCGATGACCATTACACGATGGGGGCGTCGGGATGGTTTCAGCTTCTTCCCCCGACAGGCATGGCTACTTTCGAGGGGACGGATTGTGAAAACCACGATCCCTATGTGTTGTTTGATCCCGACTATGCAATGGCTGCGAATTTGTCGAACATGCGTGCTCGTCAGAGAGTCATGAGTGGTCGGGTACACCAGCTTCCCCCGGACGAGCGCACTTGGTCAGCGATTGCTCGGTCTCAGCATAACCTCTGGTCTATCAATCCTCATTCGACAGCCCCAACCCATTACGTGAACAATGGTGGCAGTTTCGCGACTAACTTACTCCGGCGGGGGGAGATGGTGACGTCAGCGCAACAAACCGATGCGCGTCTGAGAAAGTGGGCTGCGGTGGTGGGTGAAGATGAGAGCTTTCTGTTTGAGAGCGGACCGCCTTCGCGGTCGTCCTGGGGTTATCCGGCCGGCAACGTAGACAGTCGCGGTCGCCCTGCTTTCAATCCGTGTGCTTTCGCCGCCGCTTTGAAAGAGCTACGGGCACAGGAGGAGGGGGAGGCTACACAGAATCAGCTTGAGCCCCCAACACCGCAGCCTTCGAAGGGTCTCGTAGCGCAGAACGATCCTTCGCGGATAGTAGTGGCTCCGGCTAAGCTGAGCGGTGCTGCCCGGAAAGTCCAAGGTTTTATAAAGGGTGTGCTGCCGCTCGGTTCGCGGGCTGTCGAGGCAGCGCTGGGTGATGTGACCCCTACGCGCGGTATCAAGGTGCTGGTGAACAACTCTGGTCAGACCAAAGTTGTCGATACCTCGCAGATTCAACGACTGACTTTCACTCGCTCCGAGGTTAACAAGAGTATCACTGTTGAGGGCCTCGCCAACGAACAGGGGATCTACGGACCGGCTGACTTCGAAGCCTTCCTGACCAAGAATCTCACGCGTCGGCTCCAAGAGGAAAGCAACCCGAAGATCGAAGGGATGGACAGCACGCCCAACGATTTCCTCAAAGAGAGTTACGATCAGATACGGAACGATCTTCTGGAGGGCGCCGGGCAAGATTTCCGCGACTTCCCAGAGGCCAAGAGCTATCCCGTCTACTTTTCGATTGGAGACCAACTGGCGTCTCCCGATACGGAATACGTGATCGATGACTTTGAGGTTGTCCGTCTGCCTACGTTCGAAGATGCGGCGTTCACGAACGAGATCTTGTTGCACGATCCGTATGATACGTCTGTCGACTTTGAGACGCTGGATGATCAAGGTCAGTCGGCCGCGGGGCTTACGCTGAAAAAACTCGGGCAAGTGCCTCCCTTCCAGGGAGTCACGCTCGATGTGATCGTAGAAAAAGTCATTACTGCTTACGTCAGCACGATCGTCACGACGGTTGTAAGAGACTTCACCACGGCTCGGGACAGAGCTGGCTTCGTGGAAGGGAAACGTCCGTTCGGCTTCAGCGACCGGATGGCGATCATTACTGATGGTTTCAGCAACATCGCATTGACGGTTACGGGTGTCGAGTTTGACATCAAGGCTCAGCGTTCGGAGGCTCGCGCGCTTCGGGCAGCCAAGCGCAATCATGGGATCTACACGCCTGTGTTTCCGGTCTCTGATTCGGGCGGCTACGAACACATTGGTGCGTTTCGGTACGGCCGAGGGCTAGAGATCGATCCGGGCGGCAACTTCGAAGTGATCAACACTGGTCTCGATCCCTTCAGGAATGTTGACGCACAGGCGGCAGAGGATTTTCTAAACGCACTGACGAGCATCAAGGGTGTTCGGCCGCCCAAGGAGGGGGAAGAGGCGAAGCCGGGGCGCGAGGCTTTCCTTGCGGAAGAAATCCGTCGTCTGACTGAGGAGCAACGGGATGTGTTGTTGGGAGTGGCGGGCGGCACGAGGGACATCGATCAGTCCACTCTGGAAAGCCTGACCATGGCGGACATCCACAGAGTTGCGCAAACGCGACTAGCCTTGCAGGAGCTACAGAAGACCAATCCCGATGCTGTGCGCCAACTGGAAGAGGCCAACGACATGGAGCAGGGCACACTGCTCATCCGCAGCGCACGACCGAACATTTTTGAGACCAAGTTTGCCAATTACCCCGCGAACCAGCTTCAAGAGGGGGTCCTCAAGACCACGGTGATGAACGCCGCCTACAACCTTGCTGACCTGGAACCGCACATGCAGCAAAACGCCCACCAAGGCTGTGTCTGCCGGGGGAATGCTTCACAACTAGTGCTTCCTGCGTTTGGAAGGGATGACTTCGTGGCTATCGATGGGATCGATTCCAAAAGGGATCCGGCAACCGCTTCGTTGTCGGAGCAGATTCTACAGTCGCTACCAGACTATGTTGCCCAGAGGCAGGCGCTCCGCGGTCAGCAGCTTGACACAAGGCCGCCTAGTCTGAGCGATGCTTTCAACAAGGTCAGGGATATCCGTAACCTGATCGCCGGCACGGGAGAACAACTGGCTGAGGCGGGCGAACAACTGACGGAGGTAGGTGGGCAGGTAGGCAGCCTGTTTGGGAGTGATTGATGCCACCCAGAGACTACATGCCGCCTTTCCCGCTGAATCTCCTCACGTATGGAGAAGTCTGGAGAGATTGGCAGGCTGAGAATTGGCTCAAGGATCAGGATCCTGACCAGGGAGACAGCAGGTTCTCTCTCGCGCTCGCTCGTGTGACGCGGGTGGACTATTCGCTTCACACCGTCACGTTGATGATGATCAGCGGGACCAAGAAAACGGAGCTTCGGACTCCTGTTCCGATCAGCTATCCGGGGGCCGGCGCTCGTCATTTCCTTGGGGCAGTCCCCACCGTAGGTTCCTTTTGTGTAGTCGGGTTCTTACCTACCAAGCCCACGCACACGCCGGTTGTGCTCGCCTGGAACATTCCAAATCCGTGGATGGGACACGACTGGATTCCCACACAAGATTTCCACCCGACAGAGTTTGATCTCACCTTCCGAAAGCAGACAGAGCTAGAAGGAATCTCTCATCGGGTTCGCCACAAACTCCGGCACATGTATCCCGGTAACATCTGCGCCTCGTCAGACCAAGGCGCGGACCTTGTTCTCGATGAGGGTGTGCTGGTTTGTGACCGCCGCGGAGATGAATTTCGGATTCGAGAGCAAGATGGTTCGTTCATCTTCCGTTCGCAGCAGCAATTCCATGCGGCTGGAGGCATGCGTCAGTACACGGGGATGGTCCAGCGTGACGCGAGCTTTCTTCCTATCCCAATGGTCTCGGATGGACGGCGATGGGACGGGCCAAAGGTTACCTCCAACGGCTTGCCTTCGGCTCCCTTCCAACTCGATGAAGATCTCCTGCGCAAGGCAATGCAGATTCAGCCCCACGATGCTTTCAAGCGGGTGCAAGTGGGCGGCGTGGACCCCGACTCGGGCTATCGGATTCAGCCGAGTCTGGATCCCTATCGATTTCTTCGGAACGGTCTGTTCATTGCAGAGGATGGGCAAGTCATCAATCCCGATCTCACGCTCGCAGACGCGGAGTATGCTGGCAAGTCGATCTTTCGCGTGTCGGCAGGGGACAACCCGGATTCGGGAGATGGGCAGCCGGCCAACGCTGCGGTCGATGCGGATGAAAAGACCTTGGTCGAGCACCGTGTCGAGATCGATCATACGTGGGATGGTCGCTTGCCCGTCACGGAGCAGACGGATGGGTTTGATGCAGATCGGTTGCCTCCGGCCCCCGGAGACGGTAGTCCTCTTTCCGCAGGGGAGCGGCCGTTCATTGAATGGGTGCTTGGAAGCGTAGTCGGCAATGACCCCTTCAGCGCTCAGGGGAGGCCGCTCTATGGCAAGCCGCTTCTTGCCAGGGTCTTCGATGACGCGGGGGCGATCGAGCCCGTGCTGGAGTCTGCGATTGGGGCCAACGTCAGCGAGCATGCTGCTACGTTGTTCCGTCTGGACCCGCCGGTAGATCCCAACTATCTGCCGACGTTTGCCTCGTTCACAAAGGATGGTCGGCTCAAGGCATATGTCAGTGGTCCGCCGACTGAGAACAGCATCGAGATCGCAACTTCGGGAGGGATCAAGGTCAGGGCAGGCGGAGCTTTGGATCTCAGGACCGGCTCTCCTCTCATCATTGAGGCTCCTTCCGGCGACGCTAAAGACAACTTCGGATTCTGCTTCACGTCACCCACGGGTGCGATTTGCCTGACTGCCGGAGCGGCTACGACGCGGGGAAGCGTGACGGCTCGGACGGCTCCCGAGGCTTTCGAGGAGAACACGCTGCCTGGGATTATCGTTGAGGCCCCCACAACCAGCGTGAACATCACAGCCGGGCGCAACGTGAAGATCTCCGCGGGAGGTCAGACACGCATCGAGAACAGCCAGGATGTGGTCATTTCGCCGCAAAATACAGTCAGCATTACGACAGATAAGGTGTCGCAGCAGAGTACGTCTGTCGATAAGACGGTTCTGGCGAAGGAAACCACGCTTTACTCCGGTCCCAAAAACTTCAACCCCGCCAATGCTCCCCTGCGATCAGTAACGTTTGGGGCCAATCCTTTGACAGGACATATTGGGGGGCCCACCGACACTTACAGGATGGTCTTTGGTGATCGTGAAGAGACCTTCTTGTTTGGTAACCATTCCACTAACGTCATCATCGGGAACCTGACCTATCAGACTGGCGTGGGAGCCTTTCGTGCGCAGGCGGGAGCCAATCTGCTCAACTTGGATACCGTTTCTGGCATGGCCGCTACCGTGACGGCGGGCACGATGTCCATGACATCGACTACGACCGCGACCATTACAGCAGTTGGTGCTGCTTCGATGTCCGCTGTATCAGGTACGGCACGCGTGAGCGGTTTGGCTACAGTCCTTGGTGGACAACTCACGCCCAAGACGAAATTCGGGGCGATCATTGCCGAGTCGGACATCGATCCTACTTCGGGGTTGCCTTTTACCTTCTACGGGATGGGAAGCGCTACCCATCTTCTAGTGCCGCACACAGGTCCGTAATGGCTGTTGATCCCGGCACGCTTGCGAAGGACATCCTGACGATCGGGCGCGTGGTTGCTCCGGGTGCTCCGAATCTGCCGAAGATAGCAGGTGCGGTCGGAACCTCGGTCTTTGCGTGGCTTCCTCAGCTTCAGAACGTGACTTCCAACGGCGTTACTGCGGGGTTGTCGGGATTGGGAACGGCCACCGGCAAGCTGTTCTTCGTCCCCGCAGGCCAGGTAGTCAGCCAGCTTTCGGCAGCGGGCTTGACGGGACCATCCAAAGCGGTTGGGTTGGCAGTTGAATTAGGTCTCGCTAAGCATCTCAATGCCCGAGCGCAATACCTGGGCACTTCTATAGGTGTTTCCTCTGGCGTTGATGTCACGAAGGTCTCGCTGTCCAACCCAGCAACGCTGATAGGGCTGCTGTCCAGCAATCTCCCGGCTATGGGGATAGCTGGACCGTTGGCTGCTCAGTACGCCACAGGACTCGGTGTCGGCATAGCTCTGCTCGTTCAAACCGGCTTTGGCGTGGGAGGGGTTGCTCCCGTGACACCCGCGCCGCTTCCAGGAGCCGGTACTTCCATCTCGACGGTATTTTGAGTCACGACTATGGGATTCCCTCTCGACGGCTTCGTTCTACGTGCTCCGCGCACGGCTCCGTCCAATGCGATATCTACGGATGAGGCGGTCAATGGTGTCGAGCGCGACTTCAAGCCGCCAGTCACGTCGGCCTTCGGTGGTGGCGAAGCTCCCGAGCTAGTCGAGGTAGCGGCAGATCAGTACCGCGCAGCAGTGCTTCTGCGTCCTGACGATGGCCAGACCGAGTATCTCATCTGGGCCGCCAACACGGCTGATCTATCGACGCTGGAGATCTTCGAGGCCGACAGTGACGACGGCTCGATCAGAGCGCTCTATGGAACGCTTGAGGTCGAGAATCAAGTATCCGATCCCGATCCTGAAGTCTATGAGGATGGGACGCTTCGGTTCTATGTCAGCGATAGCACCAACGCTAGCATCGCCGCCATTCTGCAATTCAAGATCGCTCGGGGTGACACCGACGATACTCTCGTTCTCACAGAAGGTTTCTACGACTTCAATCCAGTCACGAGCATCGTCACGATCACGGATGAGGCGACCATCCAAGCTCTGAGTGGTGGTTTTTCGCCGCTGCGGAGGGATCGGCTAGGTAGCTTGCGCTACACGAGAGCGGCGGTCCGCTTTTGGTGGTCCAAAAACGATCGCTATGCAACTCGGTTCCAGTGGAACGGCTTGACTCAGAGATGGGAACCGCTCAAAGGAACCGCTCCCCGAAATCTGGGTACGCTTCTCGCAGACGGAACGTACACGGCCATTCCGAATCCCAACGTGCCGGCGGGTGAGTACCTGCCGGGGAACAGTGTCGATCCTGATTCGTACTCGATGATCCGTGTTGGTGTTCGCCCGGACTCGGGCTCGACGCCAGTGGCAGAGCCAGTGTCGGTGACGGGCTACGGTGGGATTCTTGTCGTTGCGGATGATGAGGTCGAGGAGTACGACTTTCCCACCAACGCTCCCACGGCAGCGGGCGTCATGGGGCAGTCGTCTGGAGAGCTACTGTGGAATCCCGGCTTCGTGAATCTGTTCGCGGGGCAGTCGGTTTTCTACTGCTACCAGAGTTTCCTAACTGAAGGAGATGCTGAGGCGGTCGGCAAGCTGGAGACGAGCGAAGAGGAGCCTCTCTTCCTTTCTCCCGTTCCGGGGGTGACGGACTATCCATTCGTGCGTATCGGCAATCGGACTCCGTTGGAAGCGCTCATGGCCGATACCGAAGCACTCTTGGCGGTGACGGCTGTCAGCGAAGGTCAAGTGGGGATTGCGCTGTCCACGGGAAAGCTCAAATTCAGCCAGGTTGACATCGACAAATCCGACCCAGAGTCAACAACTTTCGACACGAATTGGCTGGGAGCGGAAGTGTTCTACGACGGTCTCAGCCTCACGCGGAGCCCTCTCAAGACCAAGGCTCCTGTGAGACTCGTAGACGGCTCAGGAGACCCCACGACGATCTCCAAGGACCAGCGCCTCTACATTCCAGACGCGGAACCACAGCCCGCTCCGGGCGTCTCAGGCGTCCAGTTTGAACCGGATCTGACGGGAACCATCCCCGACCCGGCGATCGATCCCAGCATCCGGTACAACAAGTCCGGGCTTGTGCGCGATGTGCGCGGAGATTGGGACTTGGTGCTGTTTACGACCGAGGGACGAATCACTTCGGTTCGCGTTGTAGACGACCCTGAAGATGAGGTTCCGAGGTTCAAATTCCGCATTCCGCAGGGCCGTGCGTACATCGATCTCAACCGAGGGTCCGGCGGCAGTGAGGTCATCCTCGGCAAGAAGGATCGGCAACGGTTTGCTGGAGAGCCCATGTGGTTTCTTCAGTCTGGAGTGCAACCGGCTGTTTATGCCAGCGAAGCACGGATTTGTTCGCGCGTGCGCGGCTCGTTTGACTTGGTGGGGACAGAGCGACTCAAGTTTGCCATCCAGAACAACATCTATCTCTGGAACGCATCGGCCGACCCCGGTGGCGTGGCTACGAGTGCTGGCGGCACGTTCACTGCCGAAGAGATAGCTACGAGTCTCGATGCCGTGATCACAGGTCAGGGATCAGCAGTAGTTGTCGGAAGCTGCGTCGTTCTGCAAACGGACTTGGAGGCCAACGGCAAGCAGTACGGTGAGATCGAGGTTGGATGGGGACCGGTAGACACGAAGGACTTGTCTGGAGCAGCGGCGTTGGGCTTCTTGCCTGGTTGGCATGTCAGGGTCTCCAACCCGCCCTCAGTCGATGACCTTCACTTCTTGCCCGACTCGGGCACGCATCTCGGTGTGTATCGTAGTCCGCTCAACATCTCCGGCAGACGCGACGACATCGCTGACATCGGTCACCGAGATCGCCTAGAGGACACCACGTTGTCCGAGAACATCGCGCAGATACCCGTGGTGCTTCTCGACAAGATCCCTTTGGAGGACCAGCCGGGCTATGACGACGGTGTGTTTTTCCGGCTCCAGACGGGATTTTTCACTCGCGATCTTCAGAATTACGATGAGGTTCTTCACCAGTTTGGCGAAGGCAAATTCACGTGGGTTGACGAGAACAGTTTGTTCGGCTTGGTGCCACGCCCCACGACGGAGTTAGGACTAGGAGCATCCTCTCTCGTTCCCGATTCGTTCCGTTTGCCTGGCAAGGGCTTGAAGGTGTCGGCAGACGGCGGTCCCTTCGTTGAGCAAGAGCTAGACACGGACTTCAAGCTCTTGCTCGATGGTCAGCCAGGCATCGCCACGCTCATTCAGCAGGTTGGTGATCGAGTCGCTTTGGGCGCGCGAGGAACGGTTGCCGCGCGGGGAACGACATTCGAGGACAACTCCCCGGATGTGGACTTCGTGGCGCTTGGAGTTACGGAGGGCTATCAGCTCAAGTTGCTGACCGGGGCAGAAGCGATCCAGGGAACGTACATCGTCACGGCCGATGCGACCAATCCCAAGCAGCTACAGGTCAAACCGGCGTTTCTCGATGATTCGTCCAGCGTGACTTGGGAGTTATTCGTCGGTGTAGATGAGGACACGAACGATCCGGGGATCGTTGCCGATGCTCACTACCTCCAATTCAACCATCTGTTGGAGGAGCCGTTCAAGATCCGCACGCTCACTGACCTGGGCGACGTACCGGTAGACGCAACGACACAGGAAGCCAGTCGTCTCCAAGCCAACATCAGCCGCGCGTTGGCTTCCGAGCGAGAGATCGACATACGGTTTGGACAACCCAACGGCAGTCCCACGGCCACGCTCAGGCGGCTAGAGCAGGAGTTTCTCGGAGAGATCGTCAACAGTGGGTTGTATGTTCCCGATCCGAGCGGTGAGAGGTTCGTCAACGAGGACTTCTCGATTCGAGTCGGGACCAAACTGTTTACGTTCGCTGCGGGAGATCTGGTCAAGGTCCCGCCACCTGTGACGTTCCCGTTGACGGGCAACATCATCGAGGTCGAGGATGGTTCGGGGCTCCTGAATTTCGGCGCTGAGGTTTTCGCTGAGCTAGCGCAGTCCGATGTCTACTACGTCGAGGAATTCGCGGACCCGGCCGCCAGCCCAACGGTCTTGCCAGCAGGAGTGGCCGAGTATCGCATTGACGATGGTCTGTTGAATTTCTCGGCAGACGACATGGCGCAGTACGGGGGAACCACGACGGCTTACTTCGTGCAGCAGATGGTCACGGAAAACGGTCAGGATGTGACCATCAGCCCTCTTCAGGGATCGATCCTGTTCAACACTCCCATAGATGAGCAGACCATTGTCGAGGTCGAGTACTTCCAGGCCCAGGTCGGATCGGGGGAGCTAGCACTCGATAATGAGGGGGATCCGATTCAGGTCATCGAGTTTGTACCTCTGTTCGTAGATCAGGAGGAAGCGACACTACCGCCGGTTCCGCCGGGGAGCATCGTGCCTGCGGACTACGGTAGGCGATGGGATTTCAACCCCACAGAGAGGACCGTTCGTGAGGACATCGACGCAACGATCTACGTGGGGAACAACTTGGCGAACGTCGGAGGCGCTGTTTCTCCCCAAGTCGAGATTGACTACGAGGCGAACCAACTCATTCTCAAGCAGCCGGTTGATCAGAACACGAAGGTCACGATCACGTATGCCGTCAATGAATCGTTTGGGGGCGAGCAGTCCTACACGGTGTCTACGATTCCCGTGTATCGGCCGCCTTTCCGCATCCCGGCGAACACTGACGAGTTTGTGTTGGAGGGAGACCGGACCGGCGATGTGATCGCAGGCAAGCTGCTTCGCGTCGGTGAGTTTCCGTTCTACATCAAGGAGTCCACATACGACGCGTCGGCAAACAGCACGACGGTCGAGATTTTCCCCCCGACGCAGCCAAACCAGGAGCCCGGCACGCTTGCTCCAGGGCACGATGTTCTTTCGCTGCTCACGGAGCGCCCCATCGCCAAGCAGTACAACACGGCGGCTGACGACGGCATTTGGAAGGACATTCCCAACGAGTATGAGCCGGTCAATCGGGGCTTCGTTTCGGTCACGTTCTTCGGCAACTTGGTCGAGGATGCAATAACGGGTTACTTGCTGGAGATCGGCGGCTACCCGTTCATCATCGCGGGCGCAACGCTTTCAGAGGACGGGAACCGGACTACGATTGATCTGACTTCGCCAACACCAGAAGGGTTTGTGGTTGGGCAGGATGCGGTCCGGGTCACGATCCGCCCTGTGTATCAACCGGCACCGATGAATTTCCTGGGGCTCGGGCCAGTTTCCAGGGAGGACGTTGCCGAAGTAGTGCTGTTTGGAGAGACGGATGATTCTGGCAACGTACTTCCTGGGCGCACCCTCAAGCTGTCAACGGAATACACGCTGGACTACGACTCAGGAACCATCGACTTTCTGGCGCCCCAGCAGGCTCCTCTCCGTCCTGGTCAGACGCTCTATCTCCGCCACACGCGGCTCAGGGTTCTGGCTCCGTTCGTCAGGGATGAGGTTGTCGTAACGCCGCGATACTTTGCTTCGTATGTCAATGGCATCGTGCCGTCCGAGGACAACGGCATTCTGGGCCAGGTTCTTCGTGCCGAGTACACGTTTGCCAGCCCAGACACATGGTTCTATCGCACAGCGCCTTTGCTCGACTACTTGGGAGAGGTAGGCGAATCGCTGCAAGCGGGGATTTCAGCGCAACTGCCGTCTCGCGGTGCTGTTGTTGCGATTCCTCCGGCGGTCGAGAACGACACAGAGGGCAACTTGGGGCTCAGGGCGCAGATCAGTGATCTGGAGGACCAAGATCGTGCTGCCCGGACGTTCATCGAATTCTACAACAATGTCATCCTGGCATACGAACAGGTGTTGGAGACGATCTCTGGCAACGTCATTGGCGACCGGGATGGGAAATTCAAATTCTTCGTTGGTCGGGGAAAGGAGCTAGCGCCACCCGGATACGAGGATGCCATCACAGGCAACCTCAACACGCGCAACATCTTCTCGGAGTTGTTCTTCGCCTACAATCGCCATCTCATTCACCTGACGCGAGACCCGTTGGTAGAGCCGATCACGGCGGAGCTACAAGGCGATCAGATTGTCGGAGATTTCCTCGATCCTGATCGCCTGGCCGACTTGTTTGGGGAGATGCGCGAGATCATCCACAACGATGTGGACGATTTGGTGCTGGTGTCTCGCACTCGCAAGCGCGTGCGAAGGAAGCCGCTTCGCTATGAGTCGTTTGGGCGCTATGACATCGCAGGAGAGCCCAACAAATTCTCACGTCTCTTCCCCGAGCGCGCAACCGCTTTCACGCTGACCGATCCGGGGCTCTTGGCGGATCTCGAATCCGATCCGGTCGATCCGGGTGTCTACGCTTTCCGCAAGAAACTTACGAAGTGGTCGTTCAAGGGAGGGATTCAACGGCCGAAGCGCGGGAGCACGTTCCGCAAGTCCATTGGGATCATCGGGAATCCTGTGTTGGGCCAGATGACTGGGATCACGAGTATCACGGTGACCGATCGGTTGCCGAGAGCACGGGTGTTTGCCTACTCGGAGACGGGGTTCCCCGATCTTGATTCGAGTTTTGAGTCTGACCCGCGGCCAGCGGTGATTGCCACGGTTCTTCCGCTGCACGAGTTTCCCATCCGTGACGATGGTTTGCCGGACGTATCGCAGTTAGAAGCGAACGGCGGAGAGTTGCCAGACCTGACGACTGGCGATTCCGACTTGATCACGCCTGCGTTCACTACCTTCGATCGTGACGACCGAAGGTTTCCCCAGATAGCGATTGGGCGTCCTACGGGAGAAATCATCGACATCGTGTCCGCTACCAGCGTGAACATTGGGTTTGGGGACTTTACTGTTTCCATACCTCAAAAGGTGTTTGTAGGAGAGGTTCTCCAGGGCTGCATCCTCACGTTCGTGACTTCAAACAATTCGACTGGCGATCCTATCCTCGATTCGACTGAGATTCTTGAGGCTGGCGATGAGCCCGAGGACGCGACGCCGCTCACGCTGGAGCGCGGCGATACCATCTTCATTACGCCGCCGGACGTGGACATTGAACCGGCCGATCCCTCGGAGAACGAGCAACGGGCTGCGGAGGTAAAAGGACTCCCAAGCTATCGCGTAGACTTCGATCTTCGTGTGAACGATGGCGATGGTGTGTATGAGGACAACACGCTGCCGTCGATCCTCGATCCCAGCATCTTCTTCCTCAAGGAGCTACTAGGCCAGAAGCCTCCAGATCCACTCAGTCATCTGGAAGCTGAAGTGAGCTTCCGCAACAGCTTGACCGATCCTCTGGAGATCCCCGCGCTTACGGGTGGCTATACGAACGACTCGGGGGACTACACGCTTCCGTATCTGTACGTCACGAATACGGAAATCGATCGCTTGGGTGAGGCAAAGGCAGCCTTCGCGACGATCGTGAGTACCGATGCCCCCGCTCCTCGGGCTGTGTATCCTGATGAGATTCAAGGAACGGATGGGCAAGTCCTCGCGTCGTTGTCGTTCGGGGGCGAGCAGCCTGCGGCGTTGCTCACGAGCCTGGATGCTACGCCCGTTACGACTGCCGGAGGCTACACACCGGGCTCGGGAGTGGGTGACGTTGCGCCTTACGATCTGCTCCTCATCGAGACTCCACAGAGCGAGATTCCGATAGGAGCGCAAGGCATCATCAACCTCGGGACGGTTGAAGGCGGCGCCTCTGGAAGTCGGCTTCATCCTGCGCGCTTCGTGACGGCGACTTCGGCAGGTGCGCGTTTTCGCTACGAGTTTCTGGCGATGCAGACCTACGTTAACCAGCCGCCGACTGTGGCTCCTCCTGGCATGGTGGTTTCGGTAGCCGGCCCGACTACGACGTTCGATGTCACGTCTGTCTCTCCAGGTTTCATCGTGTTCAACGACGGGAATCCGCCTCCGAGTCCGACTGGCGGTCTCAATGACATCGTTGATCCGGGCGGACCCTTTGCCTACCCGGCCAACGACAACCGCATTCGGATCAACATTTGGACGGCAGACGATACGGTCAATCCGGTCGTGTTCGTGGGATACATCGAGATCGCCATGAATGGCGTCGGAGTCCCCACGGCAGACGCACCATTCAGTGGCCTTGGGCCTCAGACGATCACATCACCGCCGCCCTTCTTCGATCAACAAACGCTCAGTTTCCAGACGGCTGCTCCGTTTCTCACGGTGGGGTTTGGGCCGACCGACGTACCAGAGGACATCTCGAATCCGGGGTTCTCACGGCCGCTCTGGTTCACGGTCGATGTGGACACGACATCAGCGGCTCCGTCTGGCGGAGCAAGCCTGACGGGTTACATTGACAACGATCGAACGACTTTCCGTGAGGGCATCGACATGCGCGGTGTTCTCGATCGTGGCACACCAGCGTTGGTGGGACAACCGGTACATGGGCGTCTCAGGGTCGAGTTTGTGGAAGGCCCTGGCGGTCAGGATGCGATCACGGTCAACAACCCGGCAGAAGTGAATGGCGGCGTTCCGTTCACATTCTTGAATCGAGAGTTTTCGTTCCCGACCATAGGCAGTTTCGATCTCAACACAGGGCGTGGATCGATCAAGGTCATGGGGTTTGAGGGACACGGGAACACGCCGTTGCCCTCGACCGGGGAAGTGGTCTTCTCGGCCATTCCGTCTTGGAGTCAGGACGAGAACGGGACGATTGCCTACGGCACCGGTACTTCGGCAGCAGCCACTTTCAACCCGGATTTCGACAATCGGGTTGCGGTGCTCACTGAGGCTGATGTGACGAGCGGCAATCTGGCTAATGTGGAGGCTGGCGACATCCTCACCATTGCCAGTAGCGACGACACGTCTGCTAGGGCGACCACCAAGGCAGGTACCTACCTAGTCAAGCACGCGATTCAGCCCCTCGCAGGAGGTTGGCCTTTCGCTACCTACGGGCTCACGACAAACACCAACCCGATTAACACAGGAGCCGGCTGGTTGCAGGTCCAGTTTCCGAGACTGGTCAGCGTCAACACGCTGACCAAGGAAATCACGATCACGTCGGCTCGCCTCGATAACGGAACGGATGCGTGGCCTCCTGCCACAAACCGGATTTATCTCATCCCCGACGTGGCGGACATCGCTTCGGTTGTCAGCGTCGAGTACACGGCGGTGGACTTTGCCAACGCGGTGTTCACCTACGATGACACCACGGTTGAGGATGCGAACGGAGGGGGTTTGACTGAGGCGGATTTGGTAGCAGTGGCGGAGGACTCTTTCGTGTCTGGGTTCTGGGCTGCTGAGGTGCGGATGGATCGGGCAGGCGCAGGCTTGCCGAGGAACCTTGTGGGGTATCGGACGCCGGGGCCTGACAACACAGCTTACGGCTTCGGAGGAGTCAGGTTTTTCAATCCCAAGGTTCCCGCAAGCACGGCAGTCATCTTGACTTTCGGAGGAGGTCAGATCATTGAAGGCGGCACACCTGCTGCGAACGAGATTCGTGTTACGGATCATACGCCCATAGTCAACACGTCCTTTGTCAACGATCCCGATGCCATCGTGTATCCAAGCGTGGCGGAGAATTTCTTGTGGCGGCTTAGTCAGGCTAACTGGGATTTGATTCATGACGGAGCGGCTCAAGGTGCGGCGCAGGTGAATTGTCTTTTCCCTGGCGATCAGCTCAATACAGAGACAGCCATTCCGGCATTTCGAGCGCAGGCGGGTGTGTTTCTGGAGCCGTCAATCCCGAGGCCCGTTTTCGATCTGGGAGGAGTGTCGCCCAAGGTCGTGGACGCGAACAACTCACTGCTCCCGGCTGATATCGGGTTTCGGGATGCGGTGACTTACGGCATGTCGGAACCCGAGCGTGTGCGGTTTGAGGTACGTCGCATTCGTCGGTTCCATCTGCCGCTCACCGATGCGTCGCAAGCACTGCTGCCGCTCCAGTACGCGTACCAGATTCGGCGTGGGGTGGTGACGACCTATGGCCCAGACACGCTGCCTCCTACGAGTGAGGAGTGGCCTTACGTCATAGAGACCATTGGCGGCACTACTCTAGGCGACTTCTTGGATGAGAACGTCAACATCAACCCCGGCGACATGTTCCGTCTGCTCGATAGCGACGGAACATTGCTCGATGAGGTCGAGATCGCGGGTATTCCAGACGAGAATCGCCTGGCTCTTGCTGCTCCGGGGATCTCGGCTGTCAGCGCGGCTAACGTGAACGGAAAGGCTTTCGAGATCTACCTGCGGGCGGTTCCGGTTCCGCACGAGCAATCGAATGAGCAGCTTCTCGATCTGGTCGCTGACGAAGTGCTGATCGAGCGCACGGCAGACTACGGTGCGCAAACCGGCGGGTGGGTTCCCATCGAAGCGTCATCGCTCGATCCTCGGCGTGTTCGTGACACGGACGGGAGCGTCAACTTCGCTGGTGCTGGAGTGGAGGAAGGCGACATCGTTCTCATCGACGGTGCGGGGGATCTGAGCGGACCAGGCGGTATTCCCATCACTGGTCAGGAAAGAGGAGCACGGCCGTTTGGGGATCGTTCTGTTCCGAATCGGACCGTGGCTACGCCTGGGCAAGAGGTTCCGTTCATCGCGGGCGCTCCGTCTGAGTTGGATGACAACCGGGGGTTCTACCGCGTGTCGGAGGTTGCTTCTGAGTCGGTGACGATAGATCCCACAACGACCTTCTCTGGAGAGAACGGCGGAAGTTTCATTACGTTTGGCGACCAAGCGGAGTATGCCGTCTACCCAACTGTGAGCGATTCGACGGCTCCGTTTGCCGATCCTCCGGGCGGTCCGGGGGTGGAAGGGCAGATGGATCTGAGGCCCACGTCGTTTGCTGGAGAGAACGGGTCTCCAGCGGATTCGTACTTGGACAATCTGTTCTCCATCGCTCCGTTCTCCTACCGCATCATCCGTCCTTCGGCTCTCCTCTCAGATGAGGCAGTGGATCTCATCTTGCTGATGCGCGAGCGAACGCTCAGCTTCATCGATGCGTTCAATGTGTTCTTCACAGGCACGAAGGAAGGGTCGTACTTCATCTTCCAGCGCGACGCTCACATCTCTGATTTGGGGAATCCTCTTATCCCAGATGAGGGGTTGGGAGTCATGTCCAATGCTCTCATTCAGGGTGTCGCGGGACTGACCCAGATCTCGCCTTTCGCCAACACGACGGACGCACTCTCCGTGCTCGACCGGCGGTTTTGGGTAGCTGACACGCGTCTCGACGCCGAGCGCCCCCAGCCGGGAGATCCCACATACTCAACCTTTGAGACGAACGACGGCAACCCCAGCGCCGCTGTGGGCGATGGGCGTCCGGTTCTGCCCGACCGCATCACAGAGGTACTCGATAACAGCGATCAATTCCGGCCGTTGCGGTTGTCCTGGCTGAATTTCCGCGTGAACCGAGAGGATGGCATCTTGGTCACGCTCAACATCAGCCGTAGTCGGTTTTCCAAGAACAGGCGCAGGCAGATTCGCCAGCTACAGCAGGCCAAGTCTCTAGAGGATGCGCAGTCATGAAGCCACTCGATGAAGATCTGACTCCAGAAGAGGCCAAGCGACGGCTTGATGAGATGGGCATTCCAACAGACGCCTGGCAGAACACCAACCCTGATGGGGAGGTCGAGATCACAAGCATCCCAACATTCGAGCGCATGGCAGGTAGGCTCGGGGAATTGGGTGGCTTGATCGAGGAACAGATCGAGAAGGACCGGAAGCAGATCAAGGATCTACAACTCAAACTCGCGCGGCTCAAGCATGGAGGAGGCAGGTAGGTGCCAAACCCAGAACAGGGGCCGCAACAGCAGGGGCTCGTAGGCACCTGGCAGACGGTCAATCTCGGGATTCCCGACTTTCTGGAGGAAGTCCGCGAAGCCGTAGACCAATTCTTCTCGTTGCTCATCCAGATCCTCAACATCCTGTTGCAGATCTTGGAGATTCTCAAGACGTTCGCCATCGGTTTTCTCGATCCGATCATCGCGTTGATCGAGGCTCTCCTGGCGCTTCTTGAGGCAATTCTCAACGACCTACGTCAAGCAGGGTTGTATCTTCACGGAGATTGGTCGCTCTTGAAAGGGCCTGAATTTCGCAACCTTCTCGGCGGATTCACGGCTTACGAGCGACGGATGATAACTCGGCTTGTTGATCGACGTGACCCGAACCGGCCGAACATCTCCAGTTTCTCGGCTTGTATTGCGGTGTTCTTGTACGTCTCGGTAGACATTTCGGCACTGGAACGACTCATCCGGCTGATCAGAGGCATCTTGGCTCTGTTCACTCGCAAGATTCCGTTGCCGCGAAGTCTGGGGGCAGTTGTTCAACTTCGGGCGACGTATGGATACGAGGGTGCTGCGGTCACTTCGTTTGCGAAGCCGGGGTTCTTCCCGACACGCGAGCAGTTGAAGAATGAGAAGCTCTCGGATGCTTTCAACGCGGTGAACATTACGTGGCGGATGGCTCCCACGCCCGGTAATTTCCTCACCACGTTCGCACAGCTTCCGCCCTCGGGTTTCTTGGTCGAGGTTTCCACGATCTCGCAGGGCATTACAGTCCAGTACGACAAGCCGATCAAGGGAGCGAACGAAGGACAGGAGGACAACAAGGGGCGAGACGTGGGCACGGCGGTCAACGAAGATGGGCAGCCCATCGTGTTGTTCGGTGGCTATGACCAGCTACGAGTCGAGGACAGCCTGCAATTCAACGAAGGGGTCACGGGCCAGGGACCGTTCCGACAACTCAAGCCTCTGTCTGTGAGGGTGTTCGGAGTCAAGAGCCTTTCCGACGCTGCGCCGATTCAGTTTAGCGATCTCAAGGACGCCAGCGGCAACTACTACATCCAAAAGACGTTCTACACGAGCGGCTTTGCTGGCGCGTTCTTCCCCGGCAAGGGATACGGCATCACGATTCCGTTTGAGGAAATGCCGTTCGATGCGGAGTTTGGCTACGAGGGTGGTCTGTCCAAATTCAAGCCGACTGGACGGCCCTCCAAATTCTTCGTCCGCGTTCGGGCCGTCAGCAAAACGATCAAGAAGCCGGAGGACTTTGCCTATGACGTTGCTCGGGTTTTCTTTGATGACGTAGGCAACCCGGTGACGCTGCCGTTGGTCCAGCCTTTTCCGTTTGAGGAAGCCACTACGCCGGGTGACGCAGGCCCTCTGTCCGCGCCTTTGGAGATCGTGTTCCCTGGCGGAGCCACCGAGGAGTATCTGCGCTGCGTCGTATCGGCTCTGGCTGTCATGGTGCTGAGTCGGGCGGACTTGCCGGTCAAGGTCGGAACGTCCTCGACGGAGGGCGATGCTCCTACGATCCACACGTTCAACTATCCGCCGACAGAGGAGGATTTGGAGTTTGAGGGAGCTAGCTCGTCATGGTCAGGCTACGAGGGACAGGCGCGCAAGTACACACAGCTTGAAGAGTTGGCTGGAGTCCTGACGCCGCAGCTTCTCGGTCGTAAGTGGCGAGTGGCGAAGTTTTACGAGTCAACGAACAACCTGGCGAGATGGCGCAAGAGGTTGTTGGCCCGGTGCGTCAACCTGACGAATCGCATGTACCGAGAGAATCGTCCTCCAGCCTCGCTGGAGGAGGTTGTGGTCTCGACTTGCAAGGACTTGTTAGACTTCAAATTCGATCTCGGCGAGTCCGTAAGCATCATCGAAGCATTGAGTAGTCGAGAGGTCAAGTCAGGATTAGCTCCCAATCCGCTCAGTATTGGCATCACATCACCAGGGCGCAATGTCGAGCAGATGGAAGATCCCGGTCTGTTGGCTCGTGCGGAGCACTTCTTTCAGATTAGCCGTAGAGGCGGGAAGAGCATTCAAGGTTCCGTAGACAAGTCGCCTGTGGTCTTTAGCCGAAGGAACAACATCGATATCGATTCGCTGGAGTTTTGTCGCAACGCATTCTCCGATGCGATCTATGAGCAAGCGGCTTTTGCTCTCCGAGTTGCGGTAGGGCCTTTCCAGCGACCACAGGAGGACGGCTGGATCGCTATTCGGCTGTTCCCTCAGGGGCTCCCCGCTATCGATCGATTCCTCGATGAGTTGCTTGCACTTCTGCGCAGCATCCGGGCTGCTCTTCAAGCAATCACGGATCTGATCAAGCGCTTCATCGAATTCTTGCAGTCGCGCATTATCGAGTTGCAAGCGTTGCTCAACCGGATCAACGCGATGATCCAAAACCTCTTGCGGTTTTTCATTGGGATTCCGGCGGCAGCCGGTTTGGTGGTTGTTGCGCCGGGGACAGATGGGGTGTTGTCTGCTCTCGTTTCGGCAGGCAACAAGCCCTACGACAGCCCAAGAGCTTACGGTGGCGGGGTGGTCATGTTGGCTGGCGGCATACCGACGATCGCGCTGGATCTCTTCAAAGCGCTTGTACAGGGGAGTGGCTGATGAGTTTCGGATTCCTTGGGAGTTTTCGGCAGACGCAGTGGCGAATCTTCCGCCAATTCATCCTCAATGAACGGCGGGTCATCGATGCTCGTTTGGCTTACATCGATGCCGAGCTACAGCGTATTGGTGAGATCACGGTGTCCTATGCCCGTCGAAATGAGGATTCCTCGGGAGAAGTAACAGAGCGTAGAACCGGTTTCTCCGTGATGCCTGAAAGCTCGTCCCTGCACAAGCTCGTGCAAGCCTACATCGCTCAGGGCGGCAATCCGTGTGAGATTTCCTTGTTCCTCAAGCCGGATCATGTGCTCTGGGAATCGGACCGTGATCCTGATGAGAACCCGGACATCGATCCCACGGCTCCGATCAACGATGAAGAAGTGGACGGCGCTCTCAGCGAACAGCCGGAGTTTGGCGTGGTGTCTCCCGAGAGCGATAACCGGTCGGTGGGTGGTCCCGATCGTGGTGGGTGGCTTCGGTGGGGACGCTATCCGTTCCGTAGAATTGGCCGCATGATCGACCTGAGTGAAGCCGATCAGCAGATTGCGTACCACGTGGATTTCGCACGTCGGTGGGCTAATCCGACGATTCAGGAGCGTCGTAACAATCTGGAGGCTCGCATCATCAAGTTGATGGATTACCGCGAGCAACTCATTCACGAGCGAGAGAATGTTCTGTCGCAAGCGGTAGGCGGAAGCGTGGATAGCGTGCCCCTAGGCGATCAACGGATGGTTCAGCCGAATCTTCATGTTGCTCTCATCGTGCAGGCTATCGACAAGATCATCTACACCCTCATTCCTCGCGGCCGTACCCGAGGAGAGTTACGGGAACAGCAGCGAAAGGAGATTACGGAACGACCCGGAGTGGTGGTTAATGCCGATGAGGCTCTTGCGAAGTTGAAAGCAGATTTGGAGGCCAGTCAAACTGCTACAGAGAGCCAGGGATTGCCAGATGAGGATCTCATTCCCGACTTCAACCAACCCAACTACGCCAACTTGGGGGAATTCGACACTCTTTGGTGGGACCATCCCGTAGAGGACGACTCCAATACTGCGTGATTTGCCTATAGCAAACCCCTCGTGAACCAGCATGACTGTCGATTTCCAGATCGGTTTTCCTTGCCCGCATCTCACCATTGAGGAGCGGGTAGCCCTAGGGGAAGATCGCCGTTCTCTGGAGACTCTTCAGCCGGTTACGTCAGGGGACTTTGTTCGGATTACGGCAAACGATGACGTGGACATTCCGAAGCAAGGTCTGGTTTCCTCTGCTCGGATTGCGGCAAAAGCTCCCGGTCCGTTTACTATCCCTTGTGGACGGAATCGCATTACGATCAGCAATGCTCGCGGGTCACTAGAAGACTTCGTGCTTCCTGTTGGTGTGCGTGTCGAGGCGGCACGCGTGGTCGGGCTTCTCTCTGCGGCTTTTCTGAATGCCCAGCTTGGCATCTTGCCGGTAAGTCGCAATGGTGTGTTGGTTTTGACGGACACGGACGATGCGGGGCCTCTTTCTCGCATAGACGTGCGCGGGACCGCTGCTGAAGCGTTGGGGTTCACGGGACAGATCGCGAGCCGAGGCCGACAGGTATACCCCGGCTGGGAGATGGCGGAGCGCGAAGATCTAGTCACCGCAACGAGCATCAATCAGTTTGTGAGCATCACGACTCGGTATCCTCGTTTCGTTACGCCAATCAAGGCCAATCCCGTTTTCAAAGTCACCTATGCCACGATTCAACAACGGTGTCGTCGGTGTTCGATGACTGGAATCGAGAATGACTACCGCTTCGACACTCAAGGACTCGCGCTCCTCGTACAGAACGAGGATCTGTTGAACCAGGCGCTGATCAAGATCCTCCTGACGAGACGGGGGTCCAACCCTTACCACACGTACTATGGCTCAAGACTGTCCGATTTCCTCGGCAACAAGTCAGTCAATCGGACGACGATTGGCGTCAACGAGGATGTGATTCGGACGGTCGATACGTTCAAGCGTCTACAGACTCTCACCGGACAGTTTCAGGCAATCACCGCTCAAGAGCGGTTGTTCGCTGTGTTGTCGATCAATGTGATTCCGAAGGCAGATGATCCCAACGTGTTCAACGTGGTCATCACCGGCACCAATGCTTCGGGAGACCCGGTGACTCTCACTACAGTGTATGTTGCCCCCGGAGCAGCGGCACTTGTGGGAGCCAGCGGGAAATCCCTAGGGCTCGGGGGTGTTGGGTTGAAGGAAGATATCACCAGAGGGGATGTCTTTTAGCTGATGTCGTTGACTCCCAAAATCCTCGGTCCAGACGGCATAGCTCGTGAGAATTCCATTTTCACGACAACGCTGCCGCAACGCTTCTTCCAGGGCACTGTCGACGCCTCGACGGTGGACATGCAGATCAGTGTTCGTGGTGAGGCTTTCACATCGAATCCCGACCTGATCATCTTCGAAGGTGAGTCGTTCCAGATTCCCAATCCTTCAGTGTATCCCGAGGGATTGGAGTTGGCGCCTGGTCTCAACGTCATCGAGGTGCGTGCAGTCTCTTTCTCGGGAGCGGTATCACCAGCCGCTCGCGTTGAAGTGACGCTCGTACAGGAGGCCGACGTTTCCTTCATTCCCGATCCTCCGACGAACATCACGGTGGAACGGTTCGATGAGGAGATTGAGATCTCTGTGCAGATGCCCACGGACGCGCGCGTTCGGGGGATCAACTTCTATGCTTCGGAGTTTTCGGGCGGCGGTGCTATCGGATATCAGCGCATCAATCTCGATCTTGTACAGGACACGGTAGTTGTAGAAGAGACCGATACCCTCCACACATTGGAGGTCGACAGCTCCATCGCGACGAACCCGGATGGTACTCCTGCGGCCGACCCTTTGTATGTGCAACTGCGGGAGACCCAGACCAAGGGTGGAGACACCATAGAGAGACTGGAGGACGTGACGCTGACGGGTGAGTTGGCGGCAGCGATCACGTACAACGAGCAAGAGAATCTGCTCAAGACTGATTTCCTCGATGTCTTTGAAGTCCCCGAGACGGTCCAGAACATCCGCACTTCCGTGTCGGTCGCTTCTGTCACGCAGGTTGTCTTTGCCAAATTCAGGCACAACCGCACCGCCGGCCCATCGAGCACGCCTCCCACGGTAGCCGTAGGCGTGTTCGCGTCTACTCCCATTAGCGATCCGCTGTACTACGTCGTGACGGCGGTGGCTTTCGATGAATCGACGCAGATTGAGTCGGAGTCGGCTTTCTCGATCGAGGTCTTCGGCAACCCCGTCACTGTCAACCTCCAGGTGGGTGCTTTTCCGGTGGTGTCGAGGTCGGACATCACACAGCAGACGATCACATCCATCTTGCGGACGAATCCAACCCAGGCTCTCGCGCCTGGCGCCGTGATTCGTGACACGGTTGTTGATCCGTCCTCCAGTGAGGCAGAGCGGGTCCGCTTTATCGTGGACTTCTTGCATCGCGCACAGTCCTTTGATTCTCTGTTGCGGGTTGATGGTATCGACGCGAACGGTGATTCCATTGCCGTCCAGAATTCGGCTTACAAGCAAGCGCTTCAGCGTGCCTTTGGGAACATCAGTACGCAGCAAACTCAGGCCATCATTGATGCGGCTTTTGAGCAGGAAGCTGCGAGGGTTGGCGAATCTCGTCGGCCTGGTATTTACTCACGCGGGCTTCTCACCTTCTTCACTTCGAGACGGCCCAAGCAAACGATCCAGATTCCTCTCGGCACGCGGGCTGCTATCGGTGGTGTCTTTTTCAGCACAACGCAGTCTGCGTCAATGCCTCTTGATAGCGTGGCATCGTTTTTCAATCCGGTCACAGGGCTATTTTCTCTCGACGTGCCCATCCGTGCCGATGAGGTAGGGACGCAAGGGAATGTGGCGCGCGGGCAGATTCGGACACTCGTTGATCAGGTCGGCGGTCTCCAGGTAGTGAATCCAGGGCCGACGTTCGGTGGTCGGGGTGTGGAGACGAATCTGCAATTGGCGACGCGAGCCAGGAATGCCGTGGCTGGGTCTGATACAGGAACCGAGGCGGGATATCGCCAGACTCTAGCAAACATTCCAGGAGTTGAGCAGGCGAAGGTTGTCACGTCGGGTAACACGTTGATGCAGCGGGACTTCGATCCTGCTTCGGGACGACACGTCGGAGGGAAGGTTGATGTCTATACCCGTGGCGATGTCCTCGCTACCGTCACGGACACGTTCGCCTTCACTTTCGAGATCGCCTACAACATCCAATTCAAGCTCTTTGGCAACCCGGCAGAGCTTAAGTTTGAAGCCATGGACCCAACACTCTCGGTGGACAATCCGATTGCCGAGATGTTGGATTTCCCCGACGCAGGGTTGGGACTCCGTAATGCTTCGCAGTCGGCTGCATACGACCTGACGGATGTGCAGATTCTCGACTACAAGACAATTCAGTTGAGCGATGCGGTCCCGCAGCCGGTGATCACGGCTCTCAGCGATGTGGTCCTTGGGGACTATCGTTACGTGGTCAGTCGCAAGTTTGTGTTGCCACGGCAGCCTACACGAGAGGTGTTGTCGGTCACGGGGGCTGTGACCGGCGTTCTCGATGAAGACAACTACCGCTTCTTCAAGACGGAATCGCCGTTGTTGGACGGCCTCTCGACGGAATCGCAATCCTATCTCCAGATCGATGAGGTCAATGGTCAGCCGACCGGCGAGGTTATCCCTGTAGAGGATGAGGTTCATGTCATCATTGGCGAGTTTCCCGAGTCTTTGTTCAACCTGGGTGCCAATGTTCTGACGGTAAAGGTGTACAACGAGGATCGCACGGTTCTGTTCCGCGGTCCCTTCGATCCCAGCGGCATCAGCGATTACACGATTATCCCCGGTAGCCAGACGACTCCGGTCAAGATCAAGCGTGTCGAGTCGGGGGCGATTCTCTCGGGCCAGCGTCTCAGTGTTGACTACTCGCACGATGAAAACTTCGTGGTCGAGTACACGATCAACCTGGCGGTACGCACTGCCCAGGACGCGGTCGATGCCCAAAAGCACGCTACGGCGGACATCTTGATCAAGGAGGCCATTCCGGTACTCGTGGACAGAACCGCTACTGTGATCAAGGAGTCGGAGGCAGCCACGTCTACGGTAGATCGGAGCATCCGATCGAACCTGAAGGTGTTTTACGAAGGGTTGTCTCTGGGTGACTCCGTTCGTCAGTCGGATGAGGCGGCAGAGATCAACCGGAGCGTTGGTGTCGCGTATGTGACGGTTCCCTTCACAAAACTCGCGCGACAGCCTGGCTCTGCCGTGCTGCGAGAGTCGCTCACGACGGCACAGAACGCAGACATTACCTACCTATCTGAGTACTCCACGGAGTCCGTGCTCGTTTGGCTCATCGAAGAGGAGTTGAACGCGGCGACGACTACAGGCGGCGGAGATGCGACGGAATTTCGCGAGGTCACGCAGGATGATCTGGCGATGGATTTGCAGATCGTGGATCTTCCTTCGATTGGATCCGGTGCGAGTCGTGCGTACATCATCGGGGACGCGGGGGCATCGATCATGGGCTACACGGACGATGTAACTCTTGAGGAAGAATTCCCCACGGCGACTCCTCAAGAGCGAAATCAGGTCCGTAGAGATCGGACGGCAAACCGAGTAGTCATCTCGCTTGCCGTTGGGGATAGTCCCACGAATTACAAGTACACGGTCAGCTACATCGTTGGCTCGACCAACGCTGGCGTGAAGAACCTGGATGCCTTTGACATCGAGTACTTCACGCTCGGAAACGTCAACCTCACCATCGTGGATGAAAAAGACCAGTAGTGTCCAACGGCGACGACAGAGCAGATCGGTTTCTGCCGTTTAGCATCGAGCAGAACCCCGCACCGACTCGCCTTGAGGGTCAGGACAGCACCAACCAGATCCAAGACTTGACGGACTCGATCATGGAGACGTTCCTGCGCGTTCTCCCATCGAATTACGTCAGTCAGATTAATGGCCCGTACTACACTACGCAGTTTCGATCGCTAGCCGAGGTTCTAGCTCGGGTGCAGGTCACGGCTGAGCAAGCTGCTCTCGACGGCTACATCAACTTCACACGTCCAGAGTATCTGTGGCAGGTCATTGGTGCGTTGGCCTTTCCTGAGGCCAAGTCGAATCGGGACGTGCCCACCATCCCAGGGGATGTCTCGTATCGAACCTTCCTCAAGAGAATCATCGAGCTACTCTTGGAGGGAGCCAAGCTGGAAGTCCAGAAGGAAGGCATCGAGGCGCTGACTTCGGCCGTCGTGTCGGTGTTGGCGAAGGTTGCCTACCAGCGTGACCCCAACACCGCGTGGGGTTTCCCCGATCAATTCACGTTTGAGATCAACGTCAGCGATCGGACGGTTTGGACAGACCCAGGTACAGGCGATCTGATCGAGGGGGACATCGGTACGGGTTTCCCCGATCTTCCTTTCGTGCTTCAGAAAAACGTCGGAATCGTGCTCCGGGCTCTCAAACCGGGCCACGCAATCTACGATTACCGAAACCTGTTTCTGGAATCCTTTGACACGCTGTTTGAAGATACGGTTTCCTTTGACTTCGACACGTTCTACTACGAGGACTTTCGGAAATTCTGCACCGGGGCCAAGGAAGTCACCGGTACAGAAGGTGAGACGCTGACCGATCGTTTCCTCTTCTCGGACCCCACGCGTGAGTTTCGGTGGATCCTACCTGGAGCGATTCTGGAGGTTCTGTCAGGCCCCAATGCCCGTCCCACGCTCGGAGGCGTCGATCAGGCCACGTTGGGGCGTTACCGTGTCCGTGAAATTCTCCGTATGCCCATCGGTGCGGAGACAACGCCTCGAAGCTATACAACCTCGCCTACAGGTTTGGTGGGCACGGTAACGATTCTGGATGGTGGTGAGCTAGAAGATCTCAGCCAGGATTGGTCTCTGGCCGAGGAAGGTGAAATTCTGACCCTCAGCGATGGCCCCAATGGGGGCCGCTACCGCTTGGAAACGTTGCTTGGCCCGGATGGCGGCTCTGTGGGATTCGTGCCTTCGGGGTCAGGCATAACCAACGTGCGTGTTTCGCCGAGTCTCCTTCGCTTGGAGACGATCATGCCGGAGACGGCAACAGACCAGATCTACCGTGTGGGAGTTGATCGTCTTGGCGTCAGACGCCCTCAGGTCGTTACGGGGGAAGATGTTTCTGCGCAGTTTTACCTGTGAGATGGGCCGATATAGGCCCTATAGCCGAGCCAAGATAAGGGCCGCTACAGGTCTCTTTGGAGAAGTTTCATGGCCATCCAAAGCCTCGTAAACGGAATCAATCCTCTGACTGACACCAGCCGGAATGATGCACGTTCTGGCGATGTCATCACGCTGAATTACGTCGGTGGTCCGTTTGTCACGATCGGTTGGTCGTTGACATTCACACCGGATGCTCCAGACGGAACGCCATCAACCGCAGTCTTGTCGGGTACGTCTGGTCCTGGTCCGATCACCTTCACGATCGATAATGAAGGTTCCTACATGGTTCGGCAGGTGGTGGACGATGGCGTGTCTATCACCGAGACCTATGTGCGGATTCGATACCTTACCTTCTTTGCCGATCTCAAGCTGGTAGCGGGTGGGGAGCGTATAGATCCTCCGCTTCCTCCGATTCCGGTTGATGCGACTCCAGAGGGATGGGCCGACGATCAGAACCAGAATCTCCAGACGTTGCTGGGGCTCATCGAGCACGTCTCCGCCAGCGGTCGCATCATCTACGTCGATGCCAACCGTGGCAAGGACTACTCCAACACTCCCAGCGATCCCACGGTTGCCGAAGGCTTTGCCGACTTCGACTCAGTTGACAATGCGATCCAGGCAGCGTTGTTCGATCCCACGTACAACGGTGGTGTTTCACCATCCCCGACTGACCCGGTGATTGTTGCGGTTCGCCCTGGTCTGTATGATGAGGCGGTCACCTTTGAGCCCTACGTGCATGTCATCGGGTGGCCTTCGACGGGTGGTTTCCTTGGCGATACCGATCAGTCAGTCCGCATTCGTACCACATCAGGCTCGCCGCATGTTCTCAACATGACGAGTGGCGGTGAATTCTGCCACATCCATGCAGTGTTGCTGGAGAATAATGCGTCCACAGCAAGCGCCGCGGTTCGCAAGGTAGGTCTTGGTCAGGCGTATCTCTCCAACAGCCGAGTCTTGCAGAACGGAGACAGTGTAGGGCAAGGGCCAGCGGTGGCCATCGATGTGGGTCGTCTCGTGTTTCACGAGTGCAAGGTGATCCAGAATGCGACTACGGATGACACGGCTGTAGCTCTACAGCTATCCCCCACAGGGCCGAACACGGCCGAGGTCGTCGCGACGCGCAGCGAGTTTCGCGGCACAAGCAGCGCGATCTTGGATTCCAACCAGGCTGGGTCCACGACGGAAGCCAACTTCCGCGACTGTGACTTCGTACAGGTTGGTGCTGGAGTCACTTCGTTCTGCGTGGACTCCTTTGCACCGGCAGCACGGTTTGAGGATTGTCGCTTCATCATGGAGAATGCTGCTACGGACGCGGTTCGTGGTAACCCCGGCGCAGTGGGAACGCCAGGCGACCTGCTCATCGCACTACGCGGTTGCATCGTAGGCGGGCCGAATCCCTCGGCCTATCTGGGTATCAACGTAGACGATACGGGTGTCACGGGTACGCCAACGCTCCAGCTTGGATCGTCCGAGTATGGAACGCTCACTCTCGGTGGTACGGTTGTCGAGACTGCTCTTACACTTGGCACGTCGTTGTTCTACGACAACTCGGTTACGACGATCACGGCCACGAATGTTCAGGACGCGATCGATCAGGTCTCTGCTCAGGCGACATCCATCGCAGATCTCGATGATGCCTACGACGGCTACGACTTCACGACCACACCGCCGACACGTCTCATCGGGGGTGGGCGAACGATCACGGCCGATGCCGATGCTGTAGAGATCCATGGTTCGGGTGTCCCCACCAATCCTCCGCCACTAGAGGATGCGACCGGGGACGGAACGCTTCGTGTTGTAACGGCTACCGAGATCGGAGCGATCAACGCGCCGGAGATGGCGTTGCGCTCCAACTTCTTCGGCAGTGGCCCGATGATTGAGCTTGGCAACTTGATCTGGAGCGATAGCTCGGTCGGAGCAAACGGTCTGATCATCGCGGGCCAGAACACCCCAGGCGGGGCGTTGTTCCGAAACTACAATCTGCGGCTTCAGAGCTACAGCGGCCAGGGGAACACGGCAACAGGCGGTGCTTCTCCCGCTATGGGGTCGGTCATCGTCATGGGCGGATCGGCCTATGCCATCGCTGGCGTGGATTCTCCGGCAGGCGGGACCGTCTATGTCATGGGCGGCAACGTAGACTCCAACGCGGTTGGGCTCGCTAGTATCGCGGGAGATATCTTCCTTGCACCGGGCATTACGGCAGCCCCTTTAGCCACCGAAGCGTTTGGGACCGTCCAGATCCCGAATCCAGAGACGGCGACGCCTGCAACACTCGTTGCGGGTGCAAACTTCGTAGACTCCGGTGCTCCCGCTGGAATCATCACTTTCGCTACGAGCAACGGAAAGGCGGACATCACGTTCACGGGTGGTGAGGTTTGGGCCGGGCCTGGAGGTATTCAGGAGGCGCTCCAACTCAACACGGGAATTTTGGCGACGTGGCCCGGCGCTGGAAACCCGATTACGTTGACAACGACGCATACGGGGCCGACTGCCGATCTGGTGTTTATCTCGGACTCGATAGCGGGAGCGCTCAATACGTTCCTTGGAGACTTCACACCGGGCGGCGGGGCTCTTTTTACTGCGGGCACCTATCCAGATACGGCACGGTTGTGGGGAGCCACCAACCAGATTCTTACGCTGGACGCCGTTCTCAAGATGCCTCAGATCGCGCACACGACTATCCCAGCGGGTCAGTCGGGTATCTTCGTTTCGGACGGCACAGCTCCGGCCAGTGTACCTGGGGTGCCCTGGTACAAAGATCCGGTCGGGATTCTCTTCGATTTGACGGCGGGTGGCGGCGGAGGAGCGCCAATCTCGGCTCCTTATGTCACCTTCAGTGGCCCTGTTGGTGCGCTCACGAACAATCGGGTGCTGACCGGAACGCCGGGGCGAATCAGTGTTGTTGTTGGTGGCGCGGATGACGGTCCGGCCACAGTGGACATGATCACGACCGGAGTCGTTCCCGGCGCGTACACGAACACCAATCTCACAGTTGATGCTTATGGGCGGATCACCGCCGCGGCCAACGGAGTAGGAGCAACTGCGGAGAAGCTGCTCTCGCGTCAGATGTTGATTCCGGTCGGCGTACCGGCTCCCAACACGATCCGTGAGTATGACATTCTTCAGTTTTCGGCAGGGTTTACTCCGGTAGCGGTGTCCGTGATGGTAAACATAGCTGTCACGCCTGTGTTTCCTCCGGGTAATATAACCATCAGTATTGACGTGAGAGACCCAGTTGGTGTTTTAATTGGGGCGTTGATTACTCCTTTTGACGTGACCACTCTGGCCCCTAATGTGCCAGCCATTCTGCCTCTTATTCCGCCTTTTCCTTTGTTGATTCCACCCAATAGCACCATGGAGATTCGCATGGATCAGCCTCCGGGCGCTTCGACTTTGCTCACGGGGGATGGCCTTGTCGTAGCCGTTACCGGAACGGCGTAGTGTATGTCGAATGGCTTTGGACACGTTCCGTTCGGTTCGGGTCCTTACGGGTCCACGGGTGGCGTCCTTGTGCCTGCGCCTCATGGGGTCGGGAGCGGCTACGGGGGCATTCCGTATGGCGTAGGAGCATACGGAGCTACGACGCCTCCGCCCTTCGCGTTTCCGATCATGGGCGGCTACGGAGGGACGGCCTACGGGTTGGGATCCTACGGCAGCTTGGGGATGGTCGCGGGCACCGTCACGAGTGTCACGTCGATCAACGGGTTTCAGACTGAGGTTTTCTTCTCGACTGCGGTGGCCGAGAACACGGCTTTCTTCAATCCCGCAAGCTACGTTTTCACGCCTGTCTTTGGTGCCGCGCCGACTACAGCCGTGAGCGTTGCGGTGGGAACGACGGATGCGTATGGCCCCACGTCGGCAATTGTCACGCATACGGGTACGACGCTTGGTGGTCGCTACGACATAGAAGCCCTCGGGATCAAAACGTGGTCAGGCCAGCCGTTGATTCCGCCAGGAAGCATCGCTTCCTCTGTGTTGACGAAGGGCGATCCTCCTTCGTACACGATGACGCCGCCTTCCGGCGACACGGTGGAGATTACCTTCGATGAGATCATGCTCACGGAGGCTCAGTTTACGCCTGGCATCAAGGACAAAACGGCGTACCAATTCAACTCGTCCTATCCCGTTCCTCTGACGATCAACACGATCACCCATCCAACTGGAGGGGATGCTTCGGTTGTGACCTTGGATGTGCAGGGCATGACTTCCGTGTCGTACAACACGGTGATCAGCCCGGCTGATGCCATCATCTTCGACGGCACGTACCTCCCGAGCACGGCAACCACTTTCGCGGGAGTCGAGATAGGAACCGGAACCTCTACTATCGGTGCCGGTCGACTGTTGCTGACCAAGACCCCTACTGCCGGGTACGGATGGCAATTCATCGATACCAGCGGGAAGGTTCTGCCAGCTTCTTCATTCCGATGCGAGGTCACGATCGATGTGCCGTCTGCATCGTTCGTGCCTCCGTTGTTCGATACGACGCTAGCGACTTTCAGAATCTCAGATGGCGCAGTCGAAGCCCTCTTCACGCTCAAGCGCATCGCAGGAATCGATCACATCGAGGTAACGAGCGGGGCGTACTTTATCTCATCTCCGACGAATTGGAGCACGGCTGGCCCTTACACGTTTGGTCTCGTTCGCAATCAGAAGGCGGATACGTTCACGATCTTGGTGGACGGAGCACCCATCGCCTCCGCGCTCACGGGCTCCTTTACGGGAGCCGCGACTATTCCCGGCGGTGCGGAATTCATACTCGACCCGACCGGAGCCTACGACGTTCAACTGTTTCCGCTCCAGAGCGTGGACTTCACGTCCTCCCAGACCGTGTTCTCTGGGGCCTGGAATTTCTTGCACGGCCAGGGCGCGACGTTTCAGGGGAATGACGGAATCACCAACGATACGCTCCTTGTCGATTGCGGGCCGCTGGTGAAGGGATGGGGCGATGCGACTCCTGCCACGAAGCAGGATGTCACGGTTCGTGTCAACGGGACTCCGGTAGAGGTCTCTTCGGTCAACCCGTACCTCGGTGTGATTACGACCACCATCCCGATCCCGTTGATGCCGCCGGGGACGATGACGGTGGGGGTAGACTACACGTGGTTCCCGTCACCCGTCTTCGAATTCGCAGGGCTGAATACGTTGGGGGTCGTGCTCAACAAGTACGACATCCACCCAGGGAACAACACGGTCTTCTCTCCCGCGGCGATGTTGCCGGGAGGGGGATCCAAAGAGGGCGAACGTTTCCAGTTTGGGCTCGTGCTCGCTCCGCAGACTCCCCGCGAGCCGCTGTACATCAGTCATCGGTTCCTGGGGTTTGAGAAGGCATACACGGCAGCGTTGAACAGCCCGACCACGTTGCTGTTGAACCGCAGCAATCACACGGTCGCGCTGCCAGACAGAGAGATCGAGGCAGTTGGAGAGTCAGTTGCCTACGATGGCACGACCGATCCTGTCGAGGCTGATCCCGTTTGGTCGCTGCTTGGAGTCAATGCGCAGGATGAGAACCCGGACGACATCGCTACGTCGGGTATCTTCCCCGTCGATGATGCGCTGACAGGATCGTACAGCACCGGACAGCCGACGATCTACTCGCGTGAGATCAACACGTCGCTTCCCTCTACCGTGATCGTTGTCCCGCGGTTCGTGGTTGACAGAGGGAACACGGAGGTTCCGTTCCAGACGGATGGCGTGTTTACCGGGGTGGGGTTCGGAGCACACAACGACGATCACTTGTACCTTGTGGGCGCGTTGCTCATCAACGACGTGCAGCACATAGGTATGCTGACTGAGCCCACTCGGCCCGAAGAAGTCGAGTCTTGGGAGATTGCGCTCGCGACCGAGATCACGATTACGTCGTCTACCACGTTCACCATGCTGCAATCGGACATTCCGTCAATCGTCCGCGAGCATGTTTTCTGCGCCGAGGGTTCTCGTATTCAGATTCTTGAAGGCACTCAGGCTGGTGTCTACGAGATCGTGGAGATCGTGGACAACACGGACGACACGGCGACGGTCACGGTTTCTGACAGCACAGCTTTCCCCAACGATCCGTCCTTGTTCGGCAATGCCTTCTTCACTGGCTACTTTGAGATCAAGTGGGACGGCGATGGTGACCTGTCGAGTGCGATAACCTATCGCCTGGTCATCCTGAATGACATCAAGGACACTCCCGAGGGGTGGGCGCAACTCTACGTCGGCGGCAGTCTCACGGGACTTGTCTTGACGATGGAAGGTGGCGTGCCGAGGCTTCCCAAGCCCGCAGATTCGGTGCTGCTGTTCCCCACGTCGGATCGTGGTCAGGTGTTCTGGGGATCGCTCAGTCGGAAGGCGACAGGGCGAAGTTTGTGGAGCTTTGTCCGGTACGGAGTCGAGGATGCCGCAACGGTTCACCACTTCCGCGGCGTCGTGGTCGCGGCCGAGATGAACGACAAGCCAGAGGACGATCCAAACAACATCTGGTTTGTCAGTCAGGAGTTCGGCTTCTCCGAGATCGATTCGAGCGCCGACACGCTGTTGCTCAAGAGCACGTCGGACAACAACCAGCCCGGCGTCAATGGTATCGACCTGACGTTCGGGTACGGCCGAGTGGAAGCGTTCCTCGATAGGACTCAAGCACTCGACCTAGACGCCACCTACCGAGTCGAGAGCGGTCTCCGAGGATCAGGAGATGCTCACATCGTTGTCCGCGATGGAGAGCGTGAAGTCCGTCTTGCGACGTTGGCCTACGAAGAAACCGTAACTGAGCGACGGCTGATTGGCACTCTTCCCTCCATTTCACTTTCTGGGCTGCTTCTGCCCGAGCGGCAAGTCACGGACGATGGCGATGGGTGGGTCAAGGCGGGATCGTTGACACTGGAATCCGTCCAGGGCCAGCGGATTCAGTATCAGCAAGTAGCTGGAGAGACGCTCTCCTACGCGGTGAAATTCACGGACTACTATCCTGACCCGCTCCCGAGCAAGGGGCGCATCATGGAGATGCGTCTCCGGGTCGGGTCTCTGACGACGGCTGACGTATCTGGCAACACGGGGCTCTACTGGACCACGGATGCAGATGATGTCGGTATCACACGTGGCGTCGGCATAACGTTGCGTGTGCCTGTTGGTCTCAACCCTGCTCGCGTTGTGTTGTTCGATGTCAACTCCGGGGCTGACGTTGCTACTTACGACTTCGATTGGCAAGACGGAGATCTTCACACCTATCGAGTGCTCATCGATCCAGACTCGGATGCCGTCACTGTAGTCCTTGATGATACGGTGGTCGGCACAGTCACGTTCTTCGCCAATTTCACGTTCACGCCTACTGATGGTGTTGCCTATGGGTTCGGCGGCAGTACGACAGCGGCAACGGCTGAGCTAGAGAGTTTTTCTGTGGTCGTTACGCCGCCTGCAACGGTCAAGCGCACGTTGGGTGTTTGGCTTGGGGGCGACTTCGCAGACATCGACAATTGGGAGATCCCACGCACCGATTCGTTGACGGTGCCAAATAGTGATCTTTCAGCCGTGGTCGAGGAGATGGATTGGCGCTCTACCATCAAGGTTCGCATCCATCGCGATCCGACATGGGGTGTCACGATTCTTCGCCCAGACTTGCCCCCGCCGCCTTACTTCACGGGAGACTTCGCGACGCAGATCACAGAACCAAGCGCAGGCTGGATCAACGTCGAGTACAGGCATCTTCCTCAGCTAGATAACCCACAGCTTCAGGACACGTTGCTCACGCAACTCATGTCGCTGACGCCCCCGCACATCGGGTTTGTGGCCTTTGGAGCGCTCGACCCAGCGTCGGTCACGCAGCAGCGATGGGGAGAGGTTCGCTATCGGATCTACGAGTATCCGAGCGAAGATCTGATTGCGCCGCACCACATGGTGCTCAATCAGTACAACGTCGTTTCGGGTGGTGAGCTTGGTGCGGATGTCTCCGTAGAAGAAGTCACGGTGACGACGGTCAATGCGACAACCATTTCGCTCAGAGTCACCAACATCACTGCGGACAGGGTGTTCAACCTTGAGTATGTGGATAGTGAGGGGGAGGTCGTAATCCTCACCCCGGATTCGTTCACATTCAACCGCGAGCTACAAACCATCACGCTCAACGACGGGCTGACCTTCCGTCCGTTGTTGATTGCGCCTCCTGATCCTAATTTTGATCCGAATGCCTCGATCAACCCCGAAGCAAATGATGCCGGGGTGGTCGTTGATCCCGCCTCTGTTCACATTCCCGCCACGGTTCGCGCCGCACCCGGCGAGCCAGTCACGACATCCTATCTGACTTCGCAGCCTTTGCTGGAAGGCATCACGCTGCTCAATGAAGGGACTCCGCCCTTCACCAAGAGTCTCGTGACGGGAACGGAGCCGGTGCCTACGTTTGGGTCGAAGGTCAACGATCCCACGGACACGCTCAGCACCGATCCCGACTTCATCCTGAATGACCCGTATCGTTACGTCGATTTCGCGATGACGCTGCCGGAAGGGATGTACGAGAACATCGACTTCTTGGAAGTGGATAATGGAGGATTGACCGGTCGGCTTTCTTCGTTCTGTGACAGCCAGGGAAAGCTGGCTGGCCTACATGAGCTTTCCCTCGACGGCCTGGCGTTCACGGAGGTTGACAAGATCACGTTCACGGATGGCACTCCTGGGGTGGCTCCGGCCGGCGGAAGTGCTTTCCAGGTTCCGAATCAGGTCATGGCCTGGAGCGGCGGGAGCGCAACCACATACGGGAATCTCAATCAGGGGGCTTGGGGGCCTCCGCCTCCAATGCTGCCTCCAACGGGCTCTGGGAGCCTCTCCGGTATGGTGCCGATGGGTGTCATCGGGTTCCTCTACGACACCCTCGGAGGCACGACTCAAGTCCTCTACTTTGGCAAGCAGGTGCCCTATCCGTAGCCGGTAGCGAGCCTATGAAATTCCACAATCGACAGCGGAGATCCTCATGCTCAAACACGACTCCATAAGGCGCGCCAAAACGGCGATGAAATTCGCCTTGCACAACCAGCATGAGGAAAACCTCGGGTTGCGTGTGAAGGGCTTGGTGACCTTTGACATGCGTGACGCACGGACCGGTGAGGTTCTTTGCTATTGGCAAAAGGACAACATCGTTCTTCTCGATGCGGGGATTCTGACTGCGCGTCTCTACAAGGACAATGCCGAGCCGCCGCACGGAATCAACATGCTTGCCGTGGGCACCGGAGCACTCGGGGCCATTCTCAATCCCGATGCGCCGCCGGTCGAGCAGAGAAGGCTCAACAACGAGATCGAGCGCAAGGCATTCGATTCGACCACGTTCCGCGATAGCTCTGGAGCGGCAGTGTCGATCCCAACGAACGTGGTGAATTTCACCACCATCTTCAACCAGTCGGAAGCGGTTGGTCCTCTCAACGAGATGGGGCTGATGTCCACCATCTCGGACAACCCAACCGTCACGAACCCGAACCCCAACTTCGCGGGGCAAGGAGGGCAGCCATACGATCCGACGATCGATGTCACGCTCTACGACATGCAGGTCAACTACCTGACTTTTGAGGTCATCTCGAAACCCGCGACAGCGGTGTTGGCAGTCACGTGGAGGCTTTCTTTTTGAAACGATGTCCTTCATGTCTCGTCCCGAAGGACGAATCTGAATTCGGCAAATGCAAGAGCCGGAGGGTGGCCTAGCGATGGCGCGCCACGAAAGATATTTCCCGTCCTCGACGCTTTCTCGGTATCTCCTGCCGGGAGAGACGGCGTGGGACACTCTCGTTTACCAGAGCACCAAGCCGATTCTGGATGCCGAGGGTGTTCTCCAGCAGGACGTTCGCGAGCTATTCCAGCGCCACGTGCTCCAGCACAATGTCCACTCGGGATGGTTGCGTGGGCAGACGCGTGCTGACCCCTACGATGACTTCAGCTTCGATGCGCCGTGGCTTCCCGGTCCCGTGCTCAATCCAGACTTCACCGCGAACACATTTCACATGCGGAGAAGGCAAGCGCTTGTCGCAGGGCACTACGTGGATGTCGAATTCACGAACACGGACACGCCAAACGACAATCTGATCACACTCAACGCTCCAACGGTGTACGACGGGACGCCGCCTTCGTTCAAGCGAACAGACTTTGTTTTCCTAGAGGTTTGGTTGGCTGAGGTTCGCGACAGCCCCAATGCCACGGGAACGATGTTGGTCGTCAGTCCGCAGACGGTGAACCCCGGCGACTTCGTTACGGTAGATGGGATCGTTCTCACGGCTGTGATAGGGCCTCCTGGTTTGAATCAGTTTCAGATTGGAGGCACGGCGCCGGCTACCGCAGCAAACCTGGCCGCGTCGATCACGGCCAATGTAGGAACCGTTCGGACGCAAGTGGTCGCCAACTTGGTGACCATCATTGCTCTCGTGTCGGGTACGGCAGGAAACCTGATTGGCATTTCGTCATCCGTACCAGCTTCGATCACCCCCTCGGGCTTGAACCTCACAGGCGGCGTCGATACGGTCAACAAGCCGACGCAGGACTTGATCTACCGACATGGCAATGTGCAATCGTCTACTACGGTCGCATTGCCGGATGACTTGGCCGATCCCGCAATCAACGCCGAGACGGCGCGTAGGGTCCAGGTCCAGTATCGCATTCGCGTAACGGGCATTCCCGAAGGCATCAACTACAAACTCCAGCCAGACGGCTTCAGCAACCCAGCCATCATGGCACAGGGAGCGCAGACGGCTCCGGTAGCTTTGTATCCGTTTGTTCCTGCCGATCTGACGACGGTCATCAACAACTCAGACGCGCGAGACGAGGTTGGAGGTCCGGGGATTGGCTACGGCATTCGGGACAACGGTCTCTACATCGCAGGCAACGGAACCTCGGCATCGTCGGTTGCTCTCGGGACGGTGGATGGCTACTGCTATGCGATTCCAATCGGTTTTGTCTTTCGCCGGAACGATGCATACAACGGCGGTCTGGGCGGTGGCTGGACACCAGCTACGAACACCAACGGGGCATTGACGCACGACCATGCCTTGTTCACGAATCCGAATCTCTACGATCCAGTAGACGTAGCCGAGTCTGATCGCCCGGACAAGTACTTCGCGGACGCCATTGTCGAGACGGACTTGCTCGACCTTCGCCGCCACGTCAATCTCATGGGTGTTGATCTCGCGGCAGAGCTACAGTTTCAGATGAAGGCTCTGCTGGACGGAAACTTCCGCACGTGGGCGATCGATACGGCTGACAAGCAAGTGATGGGAGCCGGGACGGGGGACGTTTCGACACAATTCCTCGTTTGTGACCAGATCGGCCGCACGGAGACCAATCCTCCGGGGCTCAACGGAACGCCGCCTCTGTCTGGCGACACCACAAACGGTGAGACGATCCGAAACTTCGATCATGTCTGTCGGAGGTTTGGCGATCAGTCCGTGGTCGAGCACTTCGTGCTGGAATTGTCTCCCACGGACGACATTGGCTCGAATGCAGGCAAGTACGTCGCACGAGCCGCGTATGCTGGCGCGTATCTCGGGTGGGCCGAAGAGGACACTATCCATATCGACTTGGCTGCTCTCAACGGATCGACGCTGGGCAACTTCAATCCAGCAGACGCGACGTTGCCCACGGGAGACATCTTCGACTTCATGCCCGCAGGGACGCAGATCACGGACATCCTGTCCGTTTTCCACGATGACGGAAACTTCGATGTGGTCGTGGCTCAGGAGGCCCAGGTATCGGTGATCACCGGGCTGGGAACGGAGCATGTGACGGTCCAGATCGATGCGAACACCACTCAGGTCAATGGCGGCTTGCCTGGAGCTACGCATGACATGGTGGGAACCCAAGCATCGGGCGACGTTGGATCTCAGCGCCGCATCTTCGTGGAGTTGGAGATCACGTATCCGCCCGGTGGCGGCTCGACCTGCACGCCAGACGTGGAGTTGACGGACCAAGACACCGATCCGTTCCCGTTTGGGCCGTATGTCGAAAACGACATTACGTTGACGCAGCGCCCGAGGGACATGGAAAACCCCATCGCTCCAGCGTTCCGCTCGGGGTTCCGTGAGATCAACCTGGAGTACATTGCCAACGATCCCTCTGGCGGTGGTGGGAATGCTGGGGCTCCCATCGGCTCGATCACGCCCGAATTGCTCGTGAGCCGAGACAATCTCACCTTCGTGCTTCCACGTCGAGCCTGGGGATCGTTTGTCACGTCCATGAGCCTGACGGACCAGAACGACTTGGGCGGCCGAGTGATCGATGACGGGAACACCGACTACGGTAGCTCGTCTCGCTTCGTGCAGCTTGCCAATACGGGAATCATCCCTGCGGTTCCGCTCTCGGGAGCCGGGCAGACGTTGGTAGCCGTGGCCTGGTTTGGGCAAGATGCGATTCCGCAGGCCGGACCGGCGGGTGCGGGCTATCAGGTCGGTGTGTACTATCGCTCCAATGCGCCGCAGACGGCGGGAGTGAAAGAAGGCACGATTCACACGACGATCACCAGTTTCCCATGGACCGGAGCGGGTGGTCCGATGCCCGCGGAAGTCGTTGTCGAGCCTCTGGCGATCTCTCCCGAGCTTTGGACAGGGACCGTGGGAATGGGAGGAGTCCAGCTACCGTATCCGTATGTAGCTCCGCTCGATCAGATTCCGGTCAACGACGGAAGCTCTAGCTCGCAACCGCCTCCTCCGGGCGATGAGTTTCCGGGCGAGTGGTACTTTGTGGCGACGGCAAACATCAGCATTGATGACTTCGATGCGGACACCGGGCTTCTGTCGCTGCATCCGATGGTTCCGGCGGATGGAACGCAAGCCTACACGGTAGGCGGCGTTGGAGCGGATCAGCTTCCGGTCAAGGACATCGAATTCCGGTCCTGCTACCCGATCATCAACCCAGACACCTACCGCCCTTCGGCGTTCTCACAGCCTTTGAGCGGTGTGAATCGGCACAAGGTGTTTTTACCGCTCCTGGCGAGGTCCACACAAGACACGATGTTGTTCCGCAAGGATGAGATGCTGTTGGTTGTGATCACTCGTTGGGCAGAGCTAGATGAAGACAACACGATCAAGTTTCTCGACGTTACGAACGACAACCGCTCCTGCGCCGGTATCTACCGAACCAAAGGTCTCTTGCTGACGGTTGGAAATGGAGAGTAGCCATGCCTCGCAGCGGAGATCCCAACGACATCAAGACGGGCACTGGTAAGGCCAACCAGAACAGTGTCGATGCAAATTCGTTTACCAACGATCTCGCCACGGGCGCTGGAGGCTTGCCTGGGCTCCGAGCCCACGTTAACGATCCGCAGGCTGCCCATCCCGCGTCAGCGATCTCGACAACGACTACGGACGGTTTCTACGACAACGATGACGTGCAGGGTGATCTGGACGAGATCGCTGCTCTGATTCCTCCGCGTCCAGGCACGGTTGGCAACTGGCAGACCAATCTTGAGACGGTCTCGATCATCTCCGGTGTGCCCGATTGGGGCGTGCTCAAACTCAACGATGCGGGTCACATCGCGCGAGGAACCGTCACGCCGCCAGATCCGAATGACCCCAACGACGATCTGGCGGTCTACCCCTACTACAACTACATCCCCGAGGTCGCTTCCGATAATCCTCCATTCGATCCGGGTGGGAACGATCCAGAGACAGACCCCACGTTCAACATCGATCCGGCCGGAACGCCAGATCCCACCTACACTGGTGGAGGCGTGGGTTGGTGCCATCAGGGTGGTTTCACACGACCGCAAATGGGCGGTAGTCCGATCATCGAGACTACACGGATCTTCCCCACTGCGGGTGGTGCTTTCCAGCCGGTGGTCGTTTCGGGAATGCTCTATCCTGCCGATCGGGGTGTTCTGGCTCTGTTGCATTGGCCCGCTGGGGGCTCGATCGGTGACTTCCTGGCGCAACCTCTGACCAATCGCGTTGTCGCAGCCGTTCTGTGCGGACAAGGCATCTTGGACGATTGCGATGGAGCGCCCGGAGGGATCTTCACAGAGGGCGATCCCAACATCTTCGCCTATCCGGGCCGCGCGGCGGGTCAGTATCAGCTTCGTGAGCTACACACGGGCTTGGTGCAAGGCTCTGGGGCTCCTTTGCCCGCTCCCTACAACGTGCCCGACCCCGGAGCCGGACAGGTTCGCTTGGGCACAGATCCCAACGCGGGTGTCCCGGTGGTGGTCGGTGGAATCCCCATCTTGGGAGGCACGACTGCGGCGACCGGCGGAGGCAACGACAACAACTTCTTCCGCTACAGGCTTCCGTATCTGAGTGACTACAGCGATACGGCTGATGGCTTTGGTGGCGTCACCGGGCTTCCCTACACGCCCGCGACTGAGAAGTTTCGCTACTTCGACAAGCCAGACGTGTCAGCCGACTTCGCGACGCTCTTGATACAAGCGGGAGACTACGCGGACTTGCCAGACGACTATTGGCAATTCCAGCTTGCTCGCTATCGCCACCGGTTCACGTTCCAGCACAACGTCTGGCCCGCGCCGACCGATCACGGATCCTGGTTGCTCGTTCATTTCCAGAAGGAGGGGGACTTTGAGAAGTGGGCACGAGACGGCATCTTGCCGGACGATGTGACGGACGGATACGAGATCTATAGCTCCAGCTTGCTCGACTACTCGTCTCCCGAGAGCACAGACAATCTGGCTGAGCCCGCTCCTCCGTTTGACGTGTCGCCGGGATACCACGTGGTGCGTGGTGCCATCTACGAAGATCCAGACGACTTCACGACGTTCACCATCGATGCCATTGGTTACGACGTGTTCGTGACTGTGGACGAAGTGATGGCGGTTTCGGGGATCAAGTATTGGGTTCCTGGGACGGTGGGTTCCAAGTGGACGATTCCCAACATGAATCTCACGCTCAGCGATGTGTGGGAGAACAGCTACAGATTAGGGAATAATCCAATAACATCCGTTGAGGTCTCTTGGGGGATATGGCATCAAGATCCTCTGTTCGTGTTTCAGGGTATCTTCGGTGCCGAGCCCGGTAGCACGAACGCACCGAGTGCCACGGCTACTTTTGCTGGCACGGTGAGTGGTGGTCCGGGTGGTGAGCGTATCGAATTCCGCTACGATCAGCTAGATAGCGCAAGCGGTCACGGTCCTTGGAGCGTTCTTAATGGTCCTCTTCCGGCGGATACGGCCGACCTTCTCTTGGTTCCGGCTGATCCAATGACGTTCAACGGGGACCAGAATCTTCCGCACTTCTCGACGGATGCTCGCATTCGAGCTTTCTTCCGAAAGCCTCTTGGGCATCAGCTTCCTGCGGACACGGTTCTTGAGGCTCTGTTCCCCCGTCCTGGCGGCACTCTCTTTCTGTTCCACAGCACGAGCCAGAACCCAACCGATGACATCGGCGTGTATGGCAACTTCCAAACAGGCGGCTCAGGTAGTCCCGCACGCGCGAGCCTGGAGACTTCTCTCAAGGACACCGAAGAGAGGTTCTTGGATGAGGTCTATCGCTACGCAATTAACACATTTGATGCCGGAGCCTTTGACCCGACTTGGGATGGGTCGAAGGGTAACTTGGCTGGGCCTGGATTACCGTTTGGTCCGAGCGGTTTCATCGATGTTCCTGTTCGTGTAGGAGCAAACGGTACTGCCACGATACTTTCGTTCATTCAGCAAGACCACTACACGAAAGATTTGGCTACAGCGCCGACCGTTGCATCAGAAGCTCAAGTAGCAGGGTTGCCCGATCGCAACCCGCCAATCTCGGATGGGGTGATAGCGCCGCTACCTTCCCGTGGGATTGTCCTTTACCCGCATATTGACTACACGGTTGGCTATCGTCCCGCCAGTCCGGGCGATGTCACGCCAACGCAGTTTGACTACAGCGGAGTCGCTGACGCACAGCGAGAGTACCTACGTGCTTTCGATCTCGGTTTCTCCAGGGACGCGAGCCCGATCGTAGGGCAGGTTGCTGGGCAATCGTTTTTCCGTGTTCGCGTTCACGGGTTGAATCTTTCCGACTACGAGTATGCTGCGCCGGGGCCCGGATCGGTTTTCATGGCCATCATGGTCAAGGTGCCAGGGCTCACGACTTGGATGGACCTTGGGCGGCGGGATGGTTTTGGGCCGTCGAAGCAAGATCCCTTACTCGACGGAGCTGGATGCAAGGTCATCGGAACGCAAACGGTCGATAGCCGCGACGCACAGTACGGACACCGGATAAGCGATGTGCTCGTCAACGTAGGGCCCGCGATCAACTTGGCCGTGAACAGCGATGGTGAGGTCCCCATTCTCGTTCGTGTCATCATCAAACAGGCTGCGGCAACCGTTTTGGATTGGGTGTCGGGCGGTCCAGATGACAGCACGGCTAACATGGTGGGTCTGGTAGGCATCGAGATTCTCCGGCCGGAGTAGAGACATGGTTGACTTCACCGATCTCGATGAAGAGAAACTCGAAGAGCTACGCAAGGCGCTGGCGAAAGCTGCGGCCACGACTACTTCACGTCAGCCTTGGCAGGAGCACTTTGAGCGCGAAACCTCCAGTACGGCGGCTAGATCGGTACTTGCGGCCGACATTATCCGTGGGTTTTCGGGTTCGTGGGCGGCTTCGTACAACTACGGATACGGTGCTGGGATCACGGCGAATGCGACCAACGAGGCCAGGGCTGACACGAGTGAGGTTCCGATTCCGATCCGTGCCAAGACGACCAAACTCGGTCGTCGGGGCGTGCCAGACATTGACTTTGTGCCCTTCAATTGGCGAACCAATCGGTTTGGGTACAAAGGTCCGGCTCTAGTCGGTCATCCGATCAGCTACGAAGTTGTAGGCCCTACGCTCAAATCGCCTTTCTGTGACTGGACCTGGCAAGTCAATCTCGCTACGGGTCCGAATGGTGGCGATGAGCTTACGATGTTCACGCGACCGGATGGAAACCCCGCAGTCGCCTCTACGTTGGCGGACGGCTACGGTGCAGACATTCCAGTGTTCACGATCGGAGATTCGGCTGAGCCGAACGGTGGCTTGTATGTCATTATCACAGATGACGGAGCCAATGCAGGCTCGATTCCAGCCGGCGAAACCGCAATGGGAGCGCGGCCGGAGTTTATCGACACGGCACGCTACGAGATCTTCCGTGTTGCCAGCGCGACAACAGACACGCTTGAGCTACATCCGAACAAGTCGCTCGCGCCCTACTTCGATCTGACGGGCCCATTTCCGCGAACGATTCGTGCGATCACGGTCATCAAGCCCTACGTGACACGGCTTGCAGCCATTCCCGACTCGGGTCCTGGGCCAGGGCAAGAACGTGTGTTTGCTGTAGTGTCGCCCGAGGTCTCAGCATCGTCCGATCTGTACCCTCCGTACGATGGGGGCTCTGGAGCATGGCGGCAGGGAGGTTTTGACGCCAACCCAGGCGAGACGCCTTCGGGTGTTCTAGGGAGCGCGGATAGGTATCTGGGTCGGATGACGATGCCGATTCCGATTCCCTTGCGCAAGGGACTGGCTCAAGTAGACACCACGGCTGCGGCGACGCCCACGAATGAGATTGGTCTGACGTTCATCTCCGACCATCCTTCGACGCCGATTGCATCGAGCGGCGCGGATGTTGGCCGCATTCTTCGGGTCTACGACATCCAGTCTGAGGATGACACGGATCTGACGTTTGGTACTCCGGCCGCGACGCTTGGATGGTTCCCTTGCTACGACGTGGAGGTAGGGCCTCCGACTGGTTTCGTGTTGGGTCGTACCGCAGAGGTTGCGCCCGAGACAGGCCACACGTACTTCGGCCCTGGGCCGTTCTTGCAGGATGCCGTAGGCCCCAAGCATGACTTGGTGTACACGGTTCACGATCCGGTTTCCGATCTCTGGCAAGGGCCGTTCAATGTTGACAAGGTGGAAGCCTGTCGGCTCCAGAACCTCATCGATCCCCACGAAGTTGCTCGTTTCGAGAAGCAGATTTCTCAGGGCGTAGCGGGTACATCACAACCTGGCGGGTCGAGTTTCTCTGGGCCGGACAAGGCGATCTGGGA